ATGGCAGAATATTCTAAAGAATGACGAAAGAGAAGACTTAGAAATTAAGTTAGAACAATTAGTTGAAGATTGGGGAAGAAATCAAGATATTAGCGATTTTGAATACTTTGCTGATAGAAACGGCCCAAATCTTGATGGAGTTGAAATTGATGTCACTTTTGAAGATATGTATGAAGGTGAAGAAGATTTATCCCAAGAAGAAAAATTAGAAGAAGATGTTGGTTATTACCGAATAGATTTCCGTAGCACAAAATATGAAGAATTTGCTATGGGTGATTACACTTACAATAATGGATTTGAAATGCATGAATTTAGTCCTGAAAAATTAGACATTAACGAATTAAAAGAAGCCGTGAGGGGATTACAATGAGTTGGAGAGATATAGTTAAAAAAGACAAAGAAGTATTTGAGAAGGAAGGTTCTAAGCCTGATTACATTGATTTAGATGGTGATGGAAACAAAAAAGAATCCATGAAACAAGCCGCTAAAGATAAGAAAAAGCCCAAGCCCAAAAATCCATTTACAAGAAAGGATTGATTTTAATGTGGAAAGATAGTATTAAAAAGAATCTTCCTCCTGCATTTGATGAATACGGCAGGGATTACGAGGAAAGAGGCTTAGACGATGAAGGAAAGGCTATTCCTAAAAAAGATGATTTCCTTGAAGAAATGAAATATTTACTTAGTATGTATGAAAAGAAGGCAGATAGACCTGAACAACAACTAAGAAAAATTAAAGAAATGCTTGAAGAATGTCAAGACGAATTAGAGGCAAGAGGTCAGTAAATGTCTTGGAGAGATTTAGTTCTAAAGTTTGATGAGCGAGAAGTTGCTAGTCGTGTTCAAAAAACTGGATATTGTCGCAGGTGTCAACAAATGGTAACTAAATATCAAAAATGCAATTTAAGCCTACCATCTCCGAGTGCAGGAATTAAACCCAGTTGTCCAATGAGGGAGGAAGAACTATGAATTGGTTTGAATTATTAAAAGTAGACATTGATTTTGATAAAGAAATTGGTGCTATGGGTCAATATGGCGAAGGAATAGGCATAGAAAGTAGAGAAGACATGGATAAGTTTCTTGAGAAATTAATGCGAGATATGATATTTCAAAGCAAAAGACCTGACATTAAAGAATACCTAACGGAAAATATTAAAATTAACCATCAAAGGATTAATGCTTTCTTGAAAGAAAAACTCGGAAGGCAGCCAACCGATAAAGAATTAATTAGGTATATTACAAGAGTAATTATGCACGAAAGCACTCACGCTGGAATGAAAGAAGAACAAGATGGTATGGCTACGCATCAAGCAGAATATGGTGCATATACAGGCCAATTCCCTGAAAGCACTTACATTAGATTGAAAGAGTTCCTTAAACACCCTGCTACGAAAAGAATCTTATTCCCTCCAGAAATGGCGGCTATGCTCGGTGTAAATCCAAAAGATGTTATGAGGACTCCCGAAATTATTCAAAAAGTAGAAGAACTACTTGCTTATATTGATGGAATTACAGAAGATATTCCTAATGGTAAAATGAAAGAGGACTTGAGAGAAAAAGTGGCTCGTTTGGAAATGACTGCAAAAACACAAGGAAAACCTGATGTAAGGTATTGGCCTCATCAAACTATTGAGGAATATTATAAGTTTGCTTTAGAACGCTACGGTCAGAAAAATAAAGAAATATTAGATACTTTAGCAAGAGCAAATGGTCTTGACCCTAATGAATTAAAAGCGGCTATGGCAGTCACTACAACATCTGCACCGTCAATGTTTAATAATAAGGCTATTCGTAGGAAAAAGAAGAAGGAGGATTGGGCTTAATGGTTAAAGAAAAGAAAAACTTCAACCCGTTTAAAGGGAACAAAGTAAATCAAAAATTAAAGAACGCTAAGTTCGTTGAAGAGTTTAACACTTGGAGAACCCATTGTCAAGGAGTTAGCGGAGATGCTATGTTTACAAAGAATGTTCCTAATCTATATGTATTCTTAAAGAAACACTTTGTTTCCCCTTTTGTTAGAAGCGGAAGCAGAAATCAAGCCTTTCTCGGTGAAGGAGCAAATGAACTTTTAACGGTAATTGAAAAAGCCGTTGATGATGATTTGTTTACTGTTGGTAATGCAAAAATTATCAAGCAATTAGCAACTGTATTAAAAGAATATGAAAATACTGGCGATGATGCTGGCGGTAGAGGTATTGCTGCCGACCCTGCTTTTATTCTATTTACTGAACAAAGAAAGGGGAGAGGTGGAGATAGATTACGAGATAGACCTATTCAGGGTCATTGGAATAAAGAAGCCCCCGATGATTGGTTTGTTCATACAGGTATAGGCGGAAAGGAAGGAAATCCTCCACACCAAGCATTATTCTCAGCAACAAAAACTGAATTCGCAAATCCTAGAGGACTTCTTTATATTATGGAAGACGCAACAAAAGAATTCAACAACAAGAATACTGATGGATTCGCTGACCTTGAAGTTGAAGTGGATGATATTCCCGAAGGCTTTGATGCAAGTGATTTTGAAGAAATAAGCGAGATTGAAAAGTATTTTGATAAGGTTGTTAGAAATAATGCTTTTTGGAATGCTGGTGGAAAACTCTTAGTTAATAAACTAAGGAAAGACTTTCAAGCACAATCTTTTAGATTGATGGAAAAAGACCAAGAGATTATTAGAGAATTGGCTAGATTAGGCAAAAGAGATGACCCTAAATCAATTGCAGGGAAAGTTACTGAATTCAAATTAACTGCTACCGCTTTACCTTTACTTACATTAGTAGATAGAGCGTTAAAGCGCAAGGGAACTAATAAAGCACCTAATGGTTATCGTGCATGGCAAAACTCAAGAAAGACTGGTTTTGATTATAGAAAAACAGCAAAGGAAGCATACCCTAAAACTTACGATGAGCCTAAAGGTAGAGGATTTAGAATGAAGCCAACACAAAGAGTAATTTCTAAGATGTGGCAATCAAGACTTTGGAGATGATATTATGTGGAAAGATGAAATAAAAAAATTTAGTAGAAAAAGTTACCATCCTGTTTACAGTAAAAGTAAATATTGGGGGTCAAAAGGCTCAGTTCCTAATGAATTTGACAACTATGTTACACATATCATAAATATGAGTGGAAAGGAAAGAAGCGATGTTGAAGTTCAAAAAGACATTAAATACATTAAAGAAACTATGAATAGAGTTATTGAAAAATATCAACGATATTTAGATAAGTTGAATAAAATTCCTATGGACGGTAGCGATACTGATGATGAAGATTTAGAGTTTGATGGCTTAGGTAGTTTGTTTAGTTAAGGCGATATTATGTGGAAAAAGATTCTTAAAATAGATATGGAGGAAGCCCGTAGATTAGGAGATAGATATGCTCCTGAAGATATGGATGCTGCTAGAGATGAAAAATCTAAAAGCCTTCAAGGACAACTCAAACCAGTTATTTTAAAGACTTTAGAAATGTATATGAAAGAAATGAATGAAAGAAACATTAGTCTTTTTAGAGATTCTATGTCCAGTTTATTAAGAGAATTTCCTAATCCTCCCCGCTTAAGTCGTAGCACTACTACTGAAGCAAAGAACGATAATAAAAAGAAAATACTTGATTACTTCAAGGAGTGATTGCTATGACTATTAATCGCAAAAGATGTGGTATGTGCCAACATGAGGATAGGGAAGAACTAGAGGCTATGTTAGAAACAGGTCAAATAACCTGCGATGAATTAGATGCTCGTTATAACTGGAGAAGTGGAACTGCGGCACAACATCAAAGAAATCACATGGGCAATTACACTAACTCATCAAATCCTCGTTGTAATCTATGCACAGACCCAATGAGGAAACACTACGAAGTAGCGATAAAAGAAGGTAATATATCAACGGAGGCTGTTTCTTCTGCCTTAGATATGTCAAAAACACAGGTGCAAAGACACATGAAACACCACTTAACGCCAATCGTGCAGCAATCCGCAGCCAATATCATAGCGAAAAAGGAAGTAAATGAAGTTGAATTACTATCAAACAATGTTGCTAAGTTAGATACACGATTAGAGCAAGTCTTTAACGATTTAGGAAATGATTTAGACCCTAAGATGATTGATGCCTTAACTAAGTTAGCAAGAGAGATTAGAGAATCTTTGAAGTATCTTATGGAGTTTAAGGGTAAATTGATTCACAAGCGACAAGATACAATTATTGTCGCACAAATGCAAGTTGTTCAAGAAGTGTTAGCACAGAACAATCCTGAGATTTGGCTTGATATTAAAAAGAAAATGCAGGAGAGATTACAATGAGTTGGGAAGATATATTAAAAGAAAGCAGACTAGAAAAACTAAGAAGAGTTTTAAGAACATTTTATGATGATGAATATGTTAATTGGGTGACTGATGGATTTGATGAAGAATCAGTTGATGATTATATTGAATATGAAATTGGAGAATTAAAAGCCAATTTAGGAACTGTTCCTGAAGATGGAAAGTTTTCCGATGGAGAAGATGCTACCCCATATATTAATTCAGCAAATGATTTAATTAGAGAACTTGAACAAATTTAATGCAGGAGAGATTACAATGAAGAAATCAAAAGTAGTAGAAAAATATGAAGAGGATTTAATAACTCTTGTTGAGCATTTAAAGTTCATAATTCCTCAAAAAAACTTACAAATGACGGAGAGGGTTCTTGAGGACATTCATGAAATGATGAAACTATACAAAAATGCTTTAGATAATAAATTAAGTAATCCTAAAGAATAGGAGCAATTACAATGAGTTGGCAATCTATTCTTAAAAATGATGCTTGGAGAATGGTTCAAGCACACATGGCGGAAGATAGAATAATGAGGCCAAAAAGAAAAGAAGACCACCCCCTTCAACCAAAAAGAAAACAACTTCTTATAGATTTAAGAGCAAGAATAGAAAGGGAATTAGGCCCAGAACCCGAAGAACCAGATACTTACATATATAACCATCCTTATTACAAATGGCACGAAGCAAAAAGAGAATCACCCGAACAATCGGAATATTGGGCATTAGGAAGAAAAATAGATTTTGAATATCTACATGGAGTGGGTTTCTTTCAAGGACAAGAACCTGAAGATTCTAATTTTAAATGGGATGAAGCATTTTATAGAGAAAGAGGATATGAACCTCCAAAGAATAAAAGAAACATGAAAAGGAGTGATGATTAATATGACTTGGTGGGATTTAATCAAAGTTTCTAAAGTGAAACGAAAGATTAAACAAAAGATGAAAGAACTCGGCTATAAAATAGTTGATGAAGATGATTCAAGAGCGCATGGAGGCGCAATTGCTTTTATTGAACCATATCCACATGAAGGGCATGAAAAGATTCACCCACACAAATATTTTCCAGAAGGTTCTCCTAAGAACTTACAGAATGTTTTAAGAAGATTACCTGCTAAACTCCGCAATCAAACAAGAAGAGGATATAGACCAAAAACAGGAACTATTAACTATGACGATTATTTAAGAGAAAGAGGCGAGGCTTAGGATGAATTGGTTTGATGTTGTCAAAATTATCGGCATTCCTTCAAGAAGGATATTTTTATCCAATGTTGTTGTGAATAGAGCCGAGTTTGAGAACACATTAAATCAATTAAGGACTTTAGAGAGAGTTCCGAGCAGACTTCAAGGAGTCTTAAACAACGAAAAGTCGCATAAAGTCTATTATGACGAAGGGGTTGAAGCAGGAGCAACAGAAGTTGATTTGTCCGAAGAAGAATCAAAAGAAATGTTTGACGAAATGCTGCAAATTATTGCTGAAAAAACAGAAGAATTTACTGAAAGACAGTATTACTCCATAGAAAAAATTAGAAAACTGCTTTCGGCAGCGATGGCAGCCAAAAATAATGACGATAAAGACAAAGTTGCTGAAATTATTTTAGAAATTACAGAAAATATTAACCCAAAAAGAGAATTTTTGAAAGACTACATTCCAGAAAGAGATAGATTAGAGTTTTTGAAAGAATATTTGGAAGAAGATGGCGGAAAAGCACATCTTTTCTTTGAGAACCCTCCTTCAAGCAACAAAGTTTTGGAAGATTTTGCCGAATTAATTGGCGGAACAGCAAAAAATAACAAAATTTTTGTAAATTTTGAAACTGAAAACGATTTTATCCGAATTTTGCGACCAACTAAGCAGCAACAACAGGAATTTGAAGAATATAAAGCAAATAATGAAGGCGAAAAGAGCGATGAAGAGAAAATCTTTGATAAACGCTTTGAATTTTACAATGAAAACATAAAACAACTTAAGCCTCGTCTTAAAAAGGGAACTCTTAGTTCTAAAATTGACTCAAGAAAGTTAGAAGCAAGAGAATTAAACATTAAAGGAGCAAAATACGAATTAGTTGGCACATTTAGTGAAGAAAGTGTTTCCCAATACATAGAAATTGTGGAAGGATTAAAGAATGCTAAAGGAATTTGGAAGCCAAAGGAGTTTGAGAACGGAGAACCTATTCCCGAAGGATTAGTTTTCTTACCAAGACAAGCAAAAACTACAAAATCCCTAATTTTAAATCCTTATGCCTCAATTGTTCTGTTTAACGATTTTGGGAAGGAGTGGTTTAAACCTTTCTTTAATGCTTTAAGAACTAATGAAGTATTATCTGATGGTGAAGTGGATAGAATAATCATTGATGACATTTCAAATGCATTATTGAATGGAAAAGCGGAATCCAGACTAAAAATAAGAACTGCTTCTTTTTCAAGACTACAAGGCGTTAGAAATTTAATACTAACTAAGCCTGATGATGTTAAAAAGAGATTAAATGAAATGCTTAGACAAATTATTTCAGAAAATCAAGGTGAAGGTAATTTAGGGGCAGAAATTACACAGAAAAAATTAACTATTCGTAGGGAACAACTTACTTTGCTAGAAAAATACTTTACCATAAGAGAAGGTAAAAAGATTCTTGAGTTCTTAAAAGAAGAATATGATGAAGATGATATTACTACAAGGTATTATGATTCAACAGGAACTAAAATAGAAGAAATAGAAGGCGATGTTGAGTCTTTTACGGAAAGAGTAGAAAATGCCTATTATGTTGATTTTGAAATGTTTGATGATGAAGATGAAACAGTTAATCAAACTAATTATAAGGATTGGGTAGAAGGGGTTAATTTATCTCAAGTAAGCCGACCTAAAAGTAAAAATCCAACAAGAGGATTAGAAATAGCATTAAAAGAACTAGAGCAAGCATTGGCTAATTTGCCAAATAGAGAAATGGAAGAAGCATCTAAACAAAAACTAGAGGCTTCTTATAAAAAAGATATTGCTAGAGTTAAAGATAAAATCAAAGAGAGAAAGAAAAAAGCAGATGTTCCTCAAGAAGTAGATAATAAAATACAAGAACTAAGAAGTGCTTTATTAAGGCCAACTAACTTTGTTGATTTTATTATATCTACTGCTTCTCAAGAATCAATTAATGACTTAATAGATTCCAAGATAGATTCAGCAAAGGTTTTAGACCAAATTACTCCTAAAGGGTCATTACTCTTCTTGTCTAAAATGGCGGAACGGGTAGGCAACGATGAGATAGGAGAAGCGTTTAATAAAATAAACGACAAGCCGAATACAGACGAGGCGAAGCAAGTCATTGAAAACTTAAATGGTAAAATGGAACAATTATTGAAGAATTTCAAGAAAGAAATAATTAAAGCATTTGAATTGCGATTAAAGTTCTTTATAGATAATTACGGACAAAAGTTTCAAAATAAAACTAATAAGGTTCAAGTCGCACCTGCGCTCAAAGCATTCACTACTGCCAATATGATTAGGGAGGTTCAATAATGACATATACTGACAACGAATTAGACAATATAATCTCTCTTACTGGAAAGGCTAAGGCTAATGCTATGAAAGAGATATTAGATAGAGAAGTTGATAGACTCAAAAGAGAAGCACAGGGTTCTGCTGATGAGAGCAAAGCCCGTGAAGAAATCTCAGACAAAAGAAAAGCCTACAAAATAAAACTACAAGACGCTTTAAAGGCTAGAAGGCAAACAACTGGTAAAGGCACAGGACAACTCAATATCTTGGCTAAAATTATTGATATGAATATCTTCCATAATGGTAATCTTCTTTCAGCAGCAAACTTAGTGCAAAATGATTTAACTGGTAAGTTAGAAATAAGGAATCCTAAATCTAATATTTTTGATGGTGGAGCATTTAGTAAAGAGTTGGGTGCTTCTGGTAATTTAGGAAGAAATCTTAACCGAATCAAAGATATTATTGATGAAAGCCAAAAAGAAGTTAAAGAAGTTGAAATTAAAAGTAATTTTCCTTTTGATAAGTTCTTAGGTTCTATTGATGCTTCTAAAGGTGAAAACAGAAAAGACATTTATGACTATTGGCAATCAATTGCTGAAATTTTTCCTGTATTAAAGAAGGATGCTGAAGATTTCTTAGCAGCAGTCCAAAAAGATGAAGATTTTCCTCAAGAACTAAAAGAAGACTTTGAGAGAATCTTTGACATGGATGATTTTAATAGATTACAATATGTTGCTAATTTTCCGCTTGCTAAAGGAGAAATATTAGAAGCAAGGCATCGTTTCTTTAACATTGTTGCAGGTTTAATATCTGCTGAAAGATTATTTGATGCTCAAACAATTAGAGGTAAAGGATTTGATGACGATACTACTGGTGCAGGAGATATTACTGGTCAATTAATGGAAGAAATGGCTCAAGGTATTGAAGATGCCATTGACCAAAATATAGGCTATGATTCTAAAGACCCACAGAATAATACTACTCCTAAAGCATGGAATGATGAAATGGATGACCCAAGAATGCTTCAAGATGATGGGGTAGATTGGTTAAATGATGTTTCTATTCTACAAGCACAGGCTGACCCTCTATTAATGTATGAAAATAATAAAGGGGATAAACTTCTTGCTATTACCGAAGAAGGAGAAACCGATTTGGTTAATTTATTGAGTGATGCAATAGATGAAATTGAAGAAGCAGAAGAAAGAGATGGTGAAAGAATTACTTCCTTTACTACTTCTTTAGATTTTAAAACTGACATTGAAGATTGGTTAGACCAAACTGCTGATACGCTTACATTATCTAATGACATTTCTTTTTGGTTGCCTATATCTGTAATGGACAATGCTGACTTTGATGACTTATATCCTAAAGAAAAATACTTTGATGGAGTAGAAGGTTATGAATTTGTATCAGTTGATGATTTAAAAGAAATTGAGGAGTTCTTTGAAGATTTATACCAATTACTTTCAAAGGGAATGATTGCTTATGCTTCTGACATTAGAACCTCAAAAGGAAGACAAAGAGGAACAGATATGAGGGAAACAATGCGAGGCATTGACCCAAGAACAAATAGACTTGCTGCTGCTTCAAAAAGACAATATAGAAAGGTTGATTCAGTAGAATCTAAATTAAAGGAAGAACTTCTAAGTGATGAAGTAAAAGGTGCTTTAGAAAAATTAATGGAAACTTCTTTAGAATATTTCTTTAATCCTGCATATAGCGGAAGACTACCTATTCAAATCCCTAGTTTTATGGGAAGCATTGGAGGAAAAGTTATGCAAACTCTTTCTCTTGACTTAGGATTAGAAACAGTTATGTCAGGTTCTTATAAAAAATTAATGCAAGGTTCTGCTAAATCGTTTAAAGAAAGTGATTTAGAAAACATAGCAGACTTTTTAGAAATGATTTTCTTAAAATCACTACAAATAGACACTCGTTTAATTGCTGAGGGAGAAAGAGCAGCAAGGTCTTTAACCAGAATATTTGGAAAGAAAGAAGAAAATAATCAATATATTGCTGGACTAATTCATTACTTCATGGTTGAAACAGAAGATATTTCAAGAGAAAATAATAAATTCAACGGTGTTTCTATTGCTGATAGGGCAGAAAAGTTTGAATTTGGTTATAAATCAAGAAGAACCTACCCAATCTTTGCATTACCTCATTGGTTGGACATGAATCAAGGATTAATTACACAGAAAAGTCCTAAAGCAAAAAGACAATATAACAGACTAAAGAATATCTTTGAACAAGTTCAAGGAGATTTGCCTGTTCTTATTCACAAGATGTTAAAGGCTCACGATGTAATTCGTGAACAATTAGGTTTGCCTGTTATACATGGATTCTTCCCAATGAATGAAGTAGGATATGATACTATCATCAATAAGATGTATGTTGAAGATAATCTTGATTTAAGTAATCATGAAGTAGAAACTATTGTAAAAGCCCTTGACTCTCATCAAAACATATCTAAAGAATATGGCATTAGCACAGAACAAGTTTATACTATTAAAGCACACTTTAGGTGATTATTATGAATTGGAAAGAAATGCTCAAAGCAAAGGCTACTGCCACTCATAACAGCAAAGGTGAAAAGAAAGACCGTTGCGCTAAGTTAGCCGATAAAAAGTATGGAATGAAAAGTGGTGCATACAAATCAGGATATATGGTTCAATGCCGACGAGGAAAGGTTTCAAGAAAGGAGTGATATAATGTGGCAAGAAATCCTCAAGGCTGGAGATAATTTCAAAAGAGAGAAACAATCAGGATTACACGGTTGGTTTTCAAGGAGAGGCGGAAAAGAATCTGGTGGTAAAACACAGGGCGGTTGGATTGCTTGCGGAACTTGTGATGATAAAGGTGGGCCAAAACCTTGTGGAAGAAAAGATGCATCAAAAGGAACTAAAAGAAGATGTAGGCCGACTTGTTCTGCTTGTAAAACATATAAAAGGAGGAAAGGAAAATGAAATGGGAACAAATAATCAAAAAGAATTGCGGGTGTGGAAAAGACCCTTGTAAAACATATGGTGAAGTTAAGAAAGCACCACCACCTTTAACTCCTGAAGAAGAAAAACTAGTTCAAGAAGAAATGCGCTTTGGAAATGTAGACCGTAAAGAAGCAGAAAGAAGAATTAGAAGAAAAGCAGGTAAAATGGGTCAAAGACAAACCGTAAGTCATGATGAGTATATGCGTTTCCGCAAAGGAAAAGGAGAAAGACATTTTTATATTGAAAATGGAAAGCCTGTTCAATGGACTGGTGAAACACATAAACACCCTGATGGAACTTTAATGTCTGGAAAAGAACATAAAGAAGGAGTCAGTAAAAAACTATTACATTTCTATGAGTTAGATAAAAAACATCTAAAACATCTAAGTAAGGAAACAACAGCGATTAAGTGATATTATGGAATGGCAAAGTATTCTTAAGAAAAAGCCTTTCAAGGGCTATAATAAAAAGATTCACGCAAAGACTGGTGGATTAAGCGCAAAAGGTCGTGCTAAGTTTAAAAGAGAAACTGGTGCTAATTTAAAGCGTCCAGTCACTAAAAAACCAAGTAAATTAAAACCTGGCGGTAAAGCAGCAAAGAGGCGTAAATCTTTTTGTGCAAGGTCAAGAGGTTTTAAGCGAGATGATGGAACATATAGCGAAAAAGCCAAAGCAGCACGAAGAAGATGGAATTGTTAAACAAAGGCGATTAAATGTGGCAAGATATTCTAAAAAGAAAGTGGGATAGAGTGGAAGCCACTAAGCGTAAAGTATCTGATGAAGGCCATGTTGAAGGACTGCATAATAGAAAAGAAAGGTTTAGCGGAACACTACCTGCTGGACAATATATAATGATGGATAATAAAAACTTTGACGGAGAAATATTTAACGGAAAAGATATGAGTCGTTTAAAGGAAACCAAATATACTGAAATGCAATATTCTCCAAAAAAAGATGAAAGAGGTCGCTTAGTTGAACAAAGAGTTACTCCTAAAGAAGCCAAAGAAAGCAATAAATATGGTAGAACTGGTAAATCTAAGTTTGAAGGAGTTGCTCAAGCAGGACAAAGAAAAAAAGGAGAATATGAATTAGATTATGATAAACCTTCTCCAAAGCCTAGTGCGAGTGGAAAATTCACAATGAAGGAAGGAAAAAGAAGAACTCCTATTAGATTAAAAAGAATTTCTTTTAAGGGTTCTAGTTTTAAAAAGGCTCAATTTGGTTTTTATAGAAAGGAAGACCCTTCAGGAGTAATTAAGTTATGCAACTTTAGTCGGGCTAATTTTACAGGGGCTAAAATGACTAGAGTAACTTTTGAGGATTGTGATTTTAGAGGCGTTGATTTAACTAAATTAGCCAAAGCACAAGGAGTTACTTTAATTAGGTGTAATGTTCGTGGTGCTTCTATTCATTCGGATATTAAATTAATTGAACCTAAAAATAAAGATAAGATGTTTCAGGGGAAGAGATAATGACTAAAGTTTTACCTGCGATATTTTCATATGAAGATATGAAAAGAAGGTTTGCTCAGGATAATCCTGACGACCCATATACTCGCAGGGCTGATTTAGAAAGTGGTATCTATGAATTAGACAGTTGGCTTATTAGGGTTGATGATAACGATAAAGCCATTTCAACAGTTGGTTTCAAGGAACACCCATCACATACTGTTGTTGGTGGAATGTATGCTACTGCTGAAGGAAGAGATATTGGCGGTAATAGTAAAGCATTACAAGATGCAAGAGAACCGCAGTTAAATCAATCAAAACCATTAGTTGCTGCATTTGGGCATAGAGATGGAGATAATGCCCGTTGGATTGCTAATGCTAAAGATAATTTATGGAGATTCCCAGATGACCCTGAATTTGAACAAATGAAAACATTACTTCCCGAAAGCGTATTGAATGCTTGGTTGGCTAAATATCCTGAAAGAATGGCTATTCGTTCTATTCGTGATGAAGGACAGATGGCTAAGTGTGTTTATCTTGACGACCCTACTCCACAATGGTTTAGTTTAATTAAATCAGACAAATACAAAATGCAATTAGGTTCAGCAGGTTATAATGTAATTAGATTACAAGATAGTAAACGCCTTAATACTATTGGATTATCACGCTCACAGGCTAGACATATGATTGCTGATTTAGAAGCAGGTAAAGATGTAAGTCAATATACTAAAAGAAGAAGAAAGCAAGTAAAAGGCGGTTGGAAAGGCCAATTAAGAAAGTTTTATCCTAGTCATGAATATGGGCAAGACCCAAGACCAAAAGACAAAGCATCAGAAGGTTATGCAGAAACAAAGCAATTTGATAAAACAGGTATTATTTTTATGCCTCACTTTAACCATTCTAAAAAAACTAGATACCGTAATTTAAGACACCAGCCAATTAATTCAAACATAGAACAAACTTTGTTAAATCTATCCGCAGGAAAGTATTGGTGTTATATTAATGATAGTCCTAGTGATAAAAGTTATTTGATGATAGAAGTATTGAATGCTTCTCAAAGATTACCTAGAACAAAAATAACTGTTAGTTCTTTATTAGATGGCAAAGGTAATCCTTATACTAAAGCAATAGCAATAACCCATATTAATGACGGCCATCCTTATCCTCCAAATGAAAGATTAGATATTTTATATACTGGTCTTAAGCGTAATCATAGAGCAAAGGGTTCAAGACGCAGACCTGATGAACCAACAAATCCGTTTAATATGGGTGGTAGAAGATGAATGAATTAGAAGAGTTCAATTTTGAACATCAAATGGATATGGAGTTATCTAGGAACTCTTTTCCATATTTCTTTCAAAATGTATTAGGTTTTGATTTTCCTGCATACATACAGGAATGGCACGAATTAATGCACTCTACTCAAAGAACTGTAATTATTTGTAGTCGTGACCACGGAAAATCTGTATTTATGCACAGTTGGGTTGTTTGGAAATTAATCTTTGAAGAACCTCCATATCAAATGCTTTATATTTCTTCTAACCAAAAACAGACTTTGGTTCACATGAGAGATATAGATAAGATGTTTCAGCACCCAATGTTGAAAAAATACAAACCTGCAAGGGGTTGGGCTATTGGAAACATTACATTGACTAATGGCAATCAAATCCTTGAAAGGTCGGTTGGTTCACAGATTCGTGGATTACACCCTCAAGAGATTGTTATTGACGACCCGTTAAAAGAATTTAGTATGACGGGTATTCAAAAAGTAACTGATTGGTTTTATGGCGACATGATACCAACACTTCACCATACGGCTTCGTTGAGGGTAATAGGAACTCCGTTTAGTTATACTGACATTTATCAGCAATTAGCAGAAAATCCAGCATATACGGTGAATACTTATCCATGCCTCAATGCCCTCAACGAACCCTTATGGCCTGATAGGTGGAATTATGAAGCATTAATGGCAAGAAAGGCCGAAGTAGGTTCATTGATGTTTACAAGAGAATATATGTGTGTTCCGATTTCAACGGGAACTTCTCTCTTTAGTCCCGAACATTTGGATAATGCTAAGAATAAAGATTTAGTTTTAAAACCAATGAGAAAAGAAAATCGCAAGTATTTCGTTGGGGTAGACCCTGCTATTTCTACTGATGGAGATTACAATGTAATAACTGTAATTGAAATGGATGAAGATGAAAATAAATCAGTTGTTTATATTGATAGGTCTAAAAATGTTCAGTTCCGTGAAAACATTCAAAAAGTAAAACTGTTAAATCAAGTGTTTAGACCAGAAGTTATCTTGTTTGAAACAAATACATTTGCTAAATCATTTACTCAAGAACTTCGTCAAGTTGCTGATGTAAATGTCCATGATTTTAATACTACTCGTAGGAAAAAACAAGAGATTATTCTTAACTTACAAATGACTCTTGAAAACGGAAAAATGAACTTTCCTTATGGTAATGAAGAAAGCCGAAGAACAACCGCAGTATTGGTTGAAGAACTGTCAATGTTCGCAATTACTGATAGAGGAAAGTTTGAAGGTATTGGGGCGCACGACGATATGGTAATGAGTCTTGCTTTAGCGAATGCTGCCACTTATCAAGCGTCGGAAACATTCATACTGCTTGATGATTTGGGTTTGTTTGACGATGATTCAAAAGCCGTAAAACGGTCAGTAAATAGTGCCATAGGTCTTAATTTTTGAGGTGTTTATATGACAGAACAAGCAGATAAATACCGTCAAGCGGCTCAACAAATGGAAAGATTAGCCGAATTAGATGAAGAAGAAAGTGAAATGAAGGATAGTGTGCAAAGAGAACTTGGAATAGAATTAAAGTTTATTTTTGCAGAAAGTCCAGTATTATCTGAGCATGAAGAAATAAGTAAAATATCTGAAGTTTATGGATTAAATGCTACACAGGCAAGAAAGGAATTAAATGTTTTTCCTGATAAATATGTTATACAAGATAAAAGTATTCCTGATTTAGTTAAAGGAATGAGAAATGCTCGTCGTAAACTAAAAGGCAGTCAAAGAGATAAAATGACTAAGGCCATTGATACTATGATTGATGCTTATACTGACCATTTAGGTAAGTGCATTGATTCTATTACATGGTTAAGTGATTATACTATTCCTCTTAAAAAAATGAGATACAATGAAAAAGATTTGCATAAACTATATACTATGAAAAGTATTGATGAAAGAAGAGAAGTAGTTGATTCTCTTTGTAAATACTGGGAAGCAGAACTAAATCAAAGAGATATGGCTTATAGTAAAGATTATAGTGATTTGCACAAAGAAATGAGAAATGCTAAAAAATCATTTAGGGATGCTTTGTCTAAAGTTTCTAATCAATCAATAACTAAAACCAAGAAAGAAAGACAACAGGATTTTATTTTAAAATCTGTTTGTGAAAATCCAGGAATTAGTGCTAAAATGATTCATGAAAAGATGCCTACTCCTTTGTTTAAAATTTCATCTCCTAATTCTATTTCACAGACAATAAAGAAATTAGATATTATTTCATACAAAGGAAGTTTCTATAAAGCACCATCTATGTTAAAGAAAAACATTTGGGCTTATACTGCTGCATTTATTGACTCCGATGGATATATTACTTTAGATAGAAATATGAATCCAAGAGTAGGATTAGTCGCAACAGGGCAAAGAGGCCGAGCATTTATGGAAGAAATGCACAAGTCAATAGGATTTGGCCGTATGCACTTAGACCAAAAATCTCCACAAGATACTCGTTTAATTAACCGATTAAACTTTTATTCTCAGGCAGATGTTACTTCTCTATTAACTAAATGCTTGCCTCATTTTAGATTGAAGAAAGGTAATGCTAAACTATTGCTAGAATTAATTCGTATGAAGAAGTCTTACAAGAAAGCCGATTGGTATAAAGACCGTTGCGATGAAATATTTAAACTAATGAAGTGGGAAAACCATAAAGACCATGTAGGTTTTGATTGGCTGAAAGAAGGCATTTTTCTTGATAACATTCAAAAATATAAAGACAATTGTAAAATGTCTGTAATGGATTCTTTAGAAACTATTGGAACGGTGGTTTGAATGGGAAACCGATATGATAAGTTTAAACACAAAGTAAGAACTAATCTTCCTGATTCTGTTAGATATAAAACAGTTTGTAGAAAATGTAGAAAATCACCAAGAATAAATGATAAATGTTTAACTTGTAAGATAGAAAGGGCTGTTGAATGGGGGCAAGCATGGTGATTATTAAAAGTATGAGTTGGAGACAACTCAAGAACGGTATTTTGTCAGATGAATTACCACAAGATAGGACAAAATATGTCAGATTTACTAACCTTGCTAGTATTAATAAGAAAATGGTTATTTATTATCTTAAAGCAGGATTTATGAAGCCAGCAAATAGAAAACAGTATTTACTGGGAATATTAGAAGAAATGCGTCGTTCAAGTAATGCAAGGTATGATATTGAAGATGGCGGTAATCAATGACCGAAGCGTTCATAGCCGAGAATAGCATAGGATTAAACTAGGGGGTGTGAAGCATGGCAGATGGAAAAAGAAGATTTTCTTTTACTAACTTGTTTAGGCGACAAACTCCTAAACCTGCGGATAGAACCGTATATAATATGGGTATTCAAGAAAGAGAAAACCGTCATATGATGACTGGCCCATTATTGTATAATGTAATGAATCAGTCAGTAATTGGTAGAACTTGTATTACTCAACTAAAACAAGAAGTTTTCCGAAGAGGCTACATATGGGAAAAAGCATATGAAGCAAGGTGTAAAGAATGTGGAAAAGAACATAAAAGACCTGTTCAAGAATGTTCTCGTTGTAAAAGCACTAATTTACAAGTTCCTGATGTAAAGCAATTAGAATATGCTGAGAAGTTTATTGAAGGATATGTAAATAAATCCGAACAACTATTTATTGATGTTTTACAAGAACTAGAAGATGATTTGAATATTATGGATGATGCTTACATTGTTATGGTAAAAGAGTATTTCTTAGACGGTAATCAAGATATAAGGATGCATAGAATAAAAGAGTTGTATAGAGGCGACCCGACAACTATGTTTATTTATACTGATGAGTTAGGACAAAGAGGAACTAAAGGATTTACTTGTGTTAATCATCGTCATATATTATCTACTGAACCACACGAAAATTGTGATGTATGCGGAAGTAAATTATATCCAGTTCATTATGTGAATAGGGCTATGGGAGAAGACCAGTATTATATTGAGGGAGAAGTTCTTCACTTTAGTAAATACAGTCCTTCTCGTCTTTATGGACAATCACCAGTTGTTACTTTGTTTAATGCAATTATGACATTAATTGCTATGGAAAACTATGTTAATTCATCTTATACTAAGAGTCGTATGCCAAGAGGATTACTTGCAGTTCAAACAAGAAATATGGATTCAATGCGTTCTTTTTGGAGAGGCGTAAAAGAAAAGATGGAAGCAGACCCACATTTTATTCCTGTTATGGGAATAGAAGCAGAAGGCGGAAAGGGTGCAGTTGAATGGATTAAATTCATGGATAGTCTAAAAGAAATGGATTATGTTTCTGTTAAGGATGATTTACGAGATAGAATTTCAGCGTTCTATGGTGTAAGTAAAGTCTTTATGGCTGATAATACTACAAGCGGTGGATTAAACAATGAAGGTATGCAAATCCTCGTAACAAATAGAGCAGTTCAAAAAGCACAAACTGTCTATAATAATTATGTTTTCCCGTTCCTTGTAAAGCAATTTGGTATTACTGATTGGAACTTAAAATTACCACCAAGCGAAGAAGAAGATGAAATTGCTGTTCTTCGTAAGCGTGAGATTGAAGTCAATATTGCTGCATCTGTTAAGAACTTAGGATTTGAAGTTGATATGGACGAAGATGGGCAATTTACTTTTAAAAAGCCTGAACCTGAAGAAAATCCTGAAGGTGGCGGAGAAGGAGATAAACCAGTTGATAAAGACCCATATGCGGGAACAAACATTGATGCTTCTCAATTAGGACAAATGCAAGAACAAGCATTACAGGGAGGTAAGCCACAGGAGAACCCTGCGACAACTAGAAATAAGCCTTCAATGAATCAAGCACCAGACAAGCGCATGACAGGATTACCTCTTGATGCGGGAAATCAAAACAATGACAAAAGAACCGAAAGGAGAGTGGGTTAATGGATTGGAGAACAATAATTAAAGAAAAAAGAGAATTAGACCCTAATAGGCGTAATCGTGCGCCTGAGCGTAGAAAGCCTCAAACTAAACTTGTAGGTGGAAAAAGTCCTAGACTTGGTAGAGATACTGGAAATCCTTTTGCTGAAACAGATGAAGATAGGCAAGAAAGAGAGGAATTAGCCAATGCTACCCGTGAAGATTTAATGGACAAAGTAATGGATGTAATTGGTTCTTATAGTGAAGAACAACTAATTGAATTACTTATCGGAACTCAAGGAAATATAGAAGTTGGAGCAATTCAAGTAAGAGATAATAGGTGATTATATGACAGAAGATAATAGACAAAAAGAAATTAGGTTGAAGAAGGAACTGGCTCAAGTAAAAGCCATGAATGCAAACGCTGATGCTAAATTAAAACCATCAAGAGATTTTTCTGTTGGTTTACCACAAGATACATCAGTTAAAAAGAAATTGCATACCGCAGATGTTCCTGATGTAATAACTCTTCCACCTAAAGGAAAGAGAAGAAAAGAAAACATTCCATTTTGAGGTGATTAAGTGCTTTTTGAATTATCTAAAGACAAGTCTTTGCTTACTATTTTAAGTAAAGCAGATTTAGATGATAGCACTAAAGAATTAGTTAAAAAAGGTGCTAACCCAACAGAAATCAAAAAATCTCTACTTGAGAATATTGATTCTACTAATCTTATTTCTTACCGAAAATATATTAAAAAGGCAGAAGAAGAAGAAGAAACTCTCCGACAGAAAGAAGAGAGAAAAACTACTGATGCCAATAGAAAGAAACTTCTTGAACTTTTGGCTGAAAAGGATAAAACTTCAGTTGAAGAAGTAGATGCTTCTTTAGTTCCTACTGAAAATAAAGCGGCTAAAAGAAGAATTAGAGAATTAACAAATGAATTAAGAACTTCAAAGGATATTGGCGTTGATGAACAAGCCACAGAACCTAGTGAAACAAAGTTAATTACTGATAAAGATAGACAAAAGAAACTTGAAGCAGCAGAAGCAGGTAAAGATAAAAAACTTGCAGATGACAGAAAAAGAGCGCAAAGAGATTTAAAGAAGGCTACAACTTGGATAGGTGAAGTAGAAGATTTAGTAGAGAAACTAGATTATGTTGTTTCAAGCGGAAGAGTTGAAGTCAGGAGAATGGCTGAATATCAAAGATTTGGAAACAGTATTACCGAATCTAATCAGGTTATATCTTTGATTATGTTTTACGAAAACAATGACAAATACTTGAGTGACAAGTATGCAAAGTCATTGGTTGAATATGATTTTGCTGGTGGAGCAGGAATGGGTTTGATGAATAATGTCTTAATGCCTATTAAAGAAACGCCTAAAGGTTCGGGTAATTTTTTGCCTCAACCTAAAAAGGCTATATTTGTAGACGATTTAGATGAAAGGTGGTCTAAATTAACTAAAGCAAACTATAAAGGAGTCAAATTATCCGATATTGTAAAAGAAATGCATCGTAAAAGATGGGGCAGACAACCTGTTGTAGATAGAAAAGATAAACAAAGAAAAGAAGAACTTCAAAGACTTCAAAGATTTATTACAGGAGAATCACCTAGAGATGCAACTCAATTTAAAAGACTTCAAAAGAAAATGAAAAGTCTAGGTAATAGTGCCAGTAAAAATGCTGCTCTTAAGCGAAAGATTGAGGCTAATCTTAAAGACCTTGAAGAACTTGAAACAGAAGATATTATTGCAAGAAGATTAAAGCAACTAAATCTAGGAGTTAAGAACTTAAAAGGCGTTGAGAGAATACAAGAGGCTTTAAAGGAAATAGAAGATATTCAAGAAAATCCTGAACCTTATATTAAAGAACTCAAGAAAAAGATTGAAAAAGATATTGAGATTGAAAGAGAAAAACTTGAAACTGTCAATATGGAATTAGGAAAAATGGACGCTATGCGACCTGCTCTAAAGAGAGTTCGTAAAGCATTAATGAATATTAACTTCTTAAGAGAAGATACTGGTAATGAACCAGCAGGTGCTATTAAAAAGATATTAAATAAACTAAATGTTCTTATTGTTCGTCTTGAACGGGTAGCAACAAAGGTTTCAAAGAAAGGTGTTTCTCTTGAAGATAAATCTGATGATATAGTAGAAAGACTTCAGCGTGGAGAGAATGTTGGTATGCGTGGAAATATGATTGATTATGCTGGAATATCAGACATTGATTTTGAATCTGTTAATACTCTAAGAGAATTGAGAGGACTATACGATAGCCTAGTTGAACAGATTGATAGTGTTATGAATGAATACGATTCTTTTGTTGGAGGTGAAGAATAATGACATGGGATTTTTACGGTGATGGAGAAGACTTTATTCTTAAAGAGAAGAAGAAAGAAACCCCTAAAGAAATTTTAGATTCAATGGATTCTAAGCAAAGAAAGAAATTAAAAAAGACTTTACAGGCAGCAGAACCAACTGAATTTTTTGGACAAGACTTTACTAAATTAGGCGAGTTAATTTCTGTCTTAAGGCAATTAGACTTAATGAAGTCAGACAAGAAGTTAAACAAGAAAATGAAATCAATGGATGAAAGGAATGTTGATATAGTGGCTACTGCTACGAAACTTCGTAAGGAGTATGAACTTCTTTACAGACAATTAAGAGATTTAATTTATCCTAAAGGTAAAAAGAAATAAGGTGATTATAATGAATTGGTGGAATATTATCAAAGCAAGTGGAATTAGTGGTGGGCCACCTAAAGATAGAAAAAGAAAGCCTAGATATGGAACTACTACTCCAAAAGGTTCTTATCAAGATAAAATTAACGAATTAATTAAGAAACTTACAAGTGGAAAAATTACCGAAGCAAAATACCTAAAAGAAAAAGCCAAACTTGAAGCGGAAAGGGATAAGAAATGAGTGAAGAAAAATCAATTAATGAAGAACTTCTCGCCATTATTAAGGCTTTAACAGATAAAGTTGAAAGTCTTGAAAAGGCAGTTTACAATAAAGACAATCTATTAATGAAATCAGGTTTTGTTGTCGCAAATAGTCCTACACCTGCTATGGTTGGTGTTGTAGGAATTGACAATAAAAGTGTTGAGAATGTAGGAACAATGGAATGGTCGGACATTCATAAAATGGTATCAAACTTGGAGTGATTAAAATGCCTGTAAGAGTAACTAAAGAAGAACGATTAATTAGTATGGTTATTGAAAAAGCAAGAGAAGCAAAAGAAATGCTTTATTGTTCTTTAAAGGATAATAACAGAAGTCCAAAAGATGACGATTCCGAAGTAATTAAATTAAAGCGACCAAAGGCTGAGAACGCTAAAGACCTTGTGCCTAAAAACCGTAAAGGTGATGGCTACGGATTAGGAGGACAAATGACTCACTTTAAGAAAGCAGTTGTTTTAATGAAGGCTATTCTTAAAGAAGATATGGATAATCCTTTCCTAAATGAAGAAAGAAAGAATAAGGCTATTGCTGACCTTGAAGCCACAGAAAAAGAATTGGACGACCTTCAGCAAATGTTTAGGCAAGGTATGAACCAAAAAGACTTTGAACAAAAGTTTGGTGTTATGTTGCGAAGATTAACGGAAATGCAACAGATGTTAGGTGAACAACCCGATAAAGACCCTGCCGTTCCACTTCTCCCCGCACAGAATCAATACCGCTAATTGGGGTGGTATTATTGAAACTCGGTTCTATTGAAAAGGATAGGCAACCCTCTATTGAGTTGATGCGCCTTTTTGAAAAGACGAGAGTTGCATATTTATCAGCAGTTCACGACCCCGATGAATATTCGGGGCGTTGGCGTAAAGCCGTTGAAATGATTGAAGAATCCTATGATGAATTAGATGCAGCAGGTAAAGAATTAAAGAACTTCCTTAGAGAAGAAGAAATAACTGCTACTGAAGTAAAAGACCCTAAATCATCTAAAGCAAAGAACCTTTTTGATAAAATTAAACTAGTAAGGTATAACTCAAAAATTATTGCTGACCCTTTCGCTGATATGTTTAAAGGGAATGTTCTTGAAGAATTATTAGATAATCCTGAAACAATGGTTAAATTTGTGCATTATGCTATGAGGGAAGACAATAAAGCATTATCTGATGATGTTTTAGCCATTAAAGATATGCAACCCGACACAATTACGGAGGGTCTTGTGGGTCTTGACCTAGAAGTGGACGATATACCCCTGTATATTATTGAGCATTACGGGGATGGAAAAGACTCAAAGAAGGTTGAAAAGAAAGTAAAGGCTGCTCTTGATATGTTAGAACTTATTTTCTTTTCTCAACATGAAGAAGAAGAATGGGCAAACCTTAAAGACATTGATATGCAAAAGTCCGAAACTAAATCAGAAAAAGAAAAATCTGTTACTGATTTCGTTATTCCAAACAAACCCATGTATCGTATCTTTGAAATTGATGATATTAATGAATTAAAAGGATTTAGTGGTAATTGGTATATTCAAGAAAAATATGATGGTATGCGTATTCAGTTGCACAAAATAGATAATAAAGTCAAAGTCTATTCTTATAATGAGAAAGATATTACAGATAAATGTGATGAAATTGTCAAAGAGTTAAAGAAAAAAGAATATGGCAACTGTATGTTTGATGCGGAGTTAATTCTTTTTGATGGTGAAGAACCATTACATCGTGCTGATACAATCGCTCATGTGTTCAAAGGCAAATACAAAGATGCTAAACTAAAATGCCATGTGTTTGACATTATGCGACATGAAGCGCAGACATTACTTGATGAAGAATTAGAAAATAGAATGACTATTTTATTCAATAATTACGCTGCGAAATCATCGGAATTCTTAAATTTCCCTTCTAAGAAAGATACAAGACAGGCTGATAGTCTTAAAGATTTAGAAGAGTATGCAAAACAAATTATGGAAATGCCTACTTCTGAAGGAGTTGTGATTAAAGACGCTACTTCAACTTATTATCTAGGAACAAAAAAGAATCCTAAGTGGATTAAAATGAAAAAGTTTGTTGATTTAGATGTTATTGTGTTAGATAAGAAAAAGACTAAGAGCAATCTTTATTCTTATACTGTTGGTGTTGGGCCAATCCCTGAAGATATGGAAGGAAAAGAGATTGATGGTAGAAAATATCTTAATGTCGGTAAAGCCCTAAATACTAAGGTTGCTGTGGACATTGGCGATATTATTAGAGTAAAGGTTGATGAAGTAAAGAAGAAAGGAGAAGGATATAGTTTATTCTCCGCTAAAGTTATTGAAATACCTGAAGTTGAGCATCCTGATAAATTAGTTACTCTTGAGTTATTATCGCAAGATACTAAGAAGTCTTTGAATTATGATGTTGAAGCCTTTAAAAAAGGAGTAAAGATAACAGATAATATACATGGTGAAACTACTGCCATCATTAAATATGATACTGGCGGATTTGTTATTTATGGTTTTGAAGAGAATAATTTAATGTCTAAAAATGCTTTAAGAGATATTGATATGTGGAAGGCTCAAGCAGAAGAAATAATGAAAACAAAGCAAGGTGAATTAACTGTTGCTATTGTCAATTTCTTACAAGATAAAGGAGATAGAACTCCTAAAGAAGTCCATGAATACTTAAAAGATAAATTTACAGAATTATATGAAACTGTATTAGAATCTAAATTAAGAAAGATTGGTGATTGGGCACAAGAAAGAGAACATATTAGCATGATAAATAATAAATTACATGCTGACCCTTCAATTAAATTAGCCGAAGAAGAAGAAATTAAAAAAGAATATAAGACTCCTAAAGAATATAGAAACGGTAAATTTAAAATTTACAACCGTAAAGACAATAATGTTCACTTATCTATCAGTATTAATGATGAAATTTTAAATTGGACTATTGATTTAGAAGGAGAAGAAGAGTTATTTGATTTGTTCGGTGCTGCTGGCAAATATCCAGCAGAAGTTTCAAAGAATATTGAAAGAGGGAAAGTTATTGATTCGGGAGATATTGAACTTGGTGTTCAAAAAGAAGGCTACCATGAATATTTCTTGAAAGGTAATAAGTTTGAAACTAAAATGCACTTTAGGGTCATTCCTATTGATAATAAACCAATGTGGCTAACATGGACTGGATATAAACAAACTCCTGCTGATAAGGAAGGGGATGAAGGAAAGTGGAATATATACGAAAGTAGGTATAATAAATTAACCATTCCTACCGAAGATTAGTTGTTCTTTATATACCAGTATGCAATAAGAAGGGTTGAGAGGAAATGTCATCTGCGGTTATGTCAAACAATACCCATGATTTCAGGATTCTAAAAAGCGACGACTTGATGATTGGAGGATATGCAAGCATTGAAATCGTTGATAAACAAAATGACTTAATTACACTCAAGGCTCTTAATGAAGCAGTAAACAAATATATGGAGAACCCTAAGTTTAGAAATGTAATGACAAATCATTCAAATGTTCAAGTTGGGGAAGTAGTAAAATCATATAGAGATAAAACAGGGAGATTGTGGAAAACAGAAGTTGATGATGTTGGATTCTTTGTTGTTATTAAATTAAGAGATGATATTGAAAAAGCCAAAGAAATAAATAGAGGCATTCGTAAAGGTTCATTAAGGTCGTTTAGTATTGGAGGACAAGCATTACAAAAAGTAAAGAAAAGCCATCCAGAATTAGGCGAATTTAATGAAATAAGCAAACTTGAACTGCACGAAGTAACAATATGCGAAAAAGGAATAAACCCAGAAGCAAGATTTGATATTCTAAAACAAGACAAAACAAAAACAAAAAAGGTGAAAACTATGAGTAAAATTGAAAAAGCACTAGAAGAACTAGACGCACTTATGGCTGAGGTAAATACTCTCCGTAAGGAAGAAGAAGAAGAAGAAAAGCAAATGCCCGAAGAAGAAAAGATGGGTGGCGAATACATGGATAATGAAGAAGACATGATGCCCGAAGCAGAAAAAGGCGATTATTCTGATGAAGAAAACAAAGCCCTTTTACCTACTCTTGATGGTGCAGGTGTTGAAATTGGCGAACCTGCTAACAGAATCGTTATTGATAACGGAAACCCTAAACCATCCGATTTGCCAGTTGTTAAGGCATTCGGCAACAATGAACTAGAAACGCTTGATTTGAGCGTTGCTAACATTGAGAAGGCTTATGAGGCTTTCCGCCAAGAACAACTTGAAAAGTTGGCTTACGACAATCTTCAAAAGCAATTTGAAAACCGCTTTGCACATGAAAAGGCTAACCGTGAGAATGTTCTCGCAAAGTCCCAATATGACGCTCAAAGCGAAATTTCTTCTCTAAAGGAAGAATTTACTGCACTAAGGAAGTCTTTGACTGCTGAAAAGGAAACAATCCTAAAGGCACAAGAAGAATCCGCAATACAACTCCCAACAATGGAAGAATTGGCCGAAATGGATTGGTCAGACATTCATAAGATGGTTGGAGGATTTAACTGAGGTGATTTAACATGACAGGATATATTAACACGATTGGAGATTTAGAAGCACAAACATACGGAATTACTGGTCATACAGGCATTAACAACCAATTGCTCAAGCAAGCAGGTTCTATTGCAGGTTTGCATACTGGGCATGATGCATCAATTGGTGTATCAAGCACTAATTCCGCAGGAGCAGCAAGTTCGCTTGGTGCTTTGTATAACAAGATTTACGGCCAAAAAGTCTGGTCTATGCTAAACAGGGAATGTAATGCTCTTTCAGTTATTGCTAAAAGACCTTACACTTCAAGCGGTTGGAGAGTTCTAAGCGAGCGACCTGCTGGTGGTAGCGGTAATTTCCTTAATTTGACTGGTGTAAATGAAGCCACATCTGAAGCAACTATTGGTTCAAATACAATGCGACCTGACTTATTGGGTGGTGTTCCTGAAAATGCAGCACTTTCAACTGCTGCTGATGGTTTAGCGTCTGTTGCTCCTAAATACGAGCAATTGTTCACTAGCCCAAAGATTGTTGCTCATCAATTTGAATTCAGCGAATTGGCTATGGAAATGGCGCAAATTGACGATGGAATTGGCGATATTAGAGCGCAAATGAGAGAAGACATGGGTAAGCACCATGCTGAAACTCAAAACGCTATGCTCGTTATGCCTCTTGAAAACTACAATTTACAGGCTACAAACCAAATCGCTAACATTCAAAGAAACTATACTTCTTTGATGAAGGTTGTTTCTTCTAAGGGAGAATTAGACGCTATGGCATCTGGAACTGTTCTAACTGCATCAAACTCAGGTGTTGCTGCTATTGAAACTATTTACGGTAAGGCTCGTAGTGCTGCTTCTTTCCTTGATGCACAGGTTAATTTCGGTGGAGTCGGATATGCTAGTGGAAATGCTCGTTCTTTGACTCTTACTGTTCTAAACTCTACGCTTAGAGATTTGAGAGTTGCAGGTGGTTCACCAAAGGTTATTCTAACTGGATATGATACACTTCAAACCATTTCTGACCTATTACAAGCACAAGAGCGATTCATGGATAGAAAGGAGATTGTTCCTACTGTTAATGGTGTTCGTGGTGTTAAGGGTCAAGAAGTCGGATTTAGAGTTTCTACTTATTACGACATTCCTATGATTCCTGTTGCGGCTATGCCTTCAACTGGTGCTAATACTTCTTGTATTAGCGATATGCTACTACTTGATACAGACCATCTTTGGTTATCTGTTATGAAGCCAACTCAATACTTTGAAGATGGTATTTCAAACGGAAACCCATTCGGTGTCGGCCATCTTGGAAACAAGGCTCTTTACCGAACTATTGGTGAAGTTGGTTGTTCTTACTTCAAGGGTCAAGGAAAGATTACCAATTTGCTGTGAGGTGTTTTAATTGGCACATACAGTTACATTATTGGCAGACCATAAAGGTTTTACCAAACCAAAAGTAATGGGTGATGAATACTGCGTAGATGCAGTAATTGACATTACCAGTTATACGGCAAATGGAGAAGAAATTCTTGCATCAAGTTTAGGATTAACTAGCGTAACTGCGGTTGTAATCACAGGTGTTTCTGTTGATACAATTGCTGGCGGTTATTCTGTTTCAGTCATTAGCGCAGAAACTCTTTCAGGAGCAGCAAATGGAGGTCAATATATCCAAACAGGAAATAAAGACCGATTCCAAATCAATGTTCCCGCAGCGAGCAATACTGATAACATCGGTGAATTAAGAGTTAGAGTTTGGGGCAACCTTTGAGGTGGTCTTTTGGCTTTAGTTCAATTGTCCGAATTAGGAGGCTTTGAGCCTCTAGTTATTAGGGGAGTTCGTGTTGAAAGAGATATTCAATCGGAAATTGAGCCTTTACAGGCTCTTTTGCGATGTAGTGATTCAAAACTAATGTTTACCTTTGAAGAAAAAGATAGAAAAGAATTGGAGTCAATAGACCCCGAATTATTCCCTACTATCTCAGGTGAATTGAAGAAAAAGATTACTACTCACAAGGAATTAGTTGAATTGCTTCTACCTAAGAAATCAACACCAAAGAAGAAAACTGCTCCAAAAGCAAAGAAATCTTCTTTGACTGACGAATGAACCGATACGATTAAGAGGGTGCGCCCTCAATCGTAATTTGACGGAGAGATGAAGTATGGCAAGTTGCAGAAGTAGTGGACTATTAACTGATGATACCCAAGTAATTAACGGTCAATGTAAATTGATTTCAATTCATGTTAATAACGATAGTGGCGCACCGTGTCAAATTAAAGTATTTGATGGAACAGACAATACAGGTAAAGAATTAGCCCGTATTGACTTAGATGGTGGACAAGTCCAAAATCTTGAATTTGACATGCATGGAGTTATTTGTTCTAATGGAATCTTTTATGAAGAAACTACTGGCGATGCTAATACTTACATTCATTTCGCTTAAGGTGATTATATGGCAGCATTAAATACAGATACCCGTTTAGTTATGACAATTCTTTTTGTTGGGGCATTAAGTGGAACAAATGTTTGGGCTTATGCTCAATTTGGAACTAATTTCCCTTATGGTTCATTTGCTCATGCCTTCTTATTTGGCTTAGGAACAATTGGTGCAATCATGGTAATGAAAGCAATTTTTGATTTAGCACTTAATGATAGAATTGAGATGTGGCTACTAGATAGAAAGATTGCTGCTTATTGGGAAAGAAAAGCAAGAGATGAGCAACAAAGACAAAAAATGCGTGAAAGCGCAAGACAGTTTGGTGGTGCAACACCTTTCTATCAACCTCAATTACAACAAGAAGAAGAAGTTAATTCCGTTGGAAGTGAATTTTTAGCCACACTCCAGTAAAGGGGTAGGTTAAATGGTTCTTAGTGATTTAATGGGTTTTTCCGACTCGGATTACGCATATAATCAATCAAGAGCGCATTCTGCTGATGTATTTTTTTTAAAGATGAGAGCGTGGTTTTGGGGAACATTCTCCACGCTTTCAATGTTTCTTATCGGAAACATCATGGGTGTTTTTGATATAAACATCATGGGATGGATTATTGATGCGGTGAAAGGAATATGGGGGCATTAAATGTCATTAATGACAGGATTCGCCATATTAGTTGGCGAAGCAGTAATTGGTTTTTGGAAGAAAGTTCATGCAATTAATTTTGGAGTTTATGGAGCAACAATGGTTGGTAAAACAACATTAAGTCATCAATTAAGAACAAGGGGAGAAGTGCCGACAATACAAGAAAGAACGGTTGGATTACATAGAGCCTCAAGAAAAAATGTTAAAATAGATGGAGATTCACATACAATAAAAAGTGCTGATATTGGAGGAGAAGCAATTTACTGGAAAGAATGGGTAAAAGATATGCAAAAGCGTAAAGTAAAATATATTATTTTTATGATAGACCATAGGCATTTAGACAATAATTCAAACTTAGACCATCAAGTAGCATGGAAATTTTTAGTTGATACAATATGTTCAGATTTTTGGCCTACTGGGAGAAAGAAAAGAGAACCAGATTATCCGATGGCAGTAGGAATATGGGCTAATAAATATGATATATGGGGAGAAAAATATCCATTAGAAGAAGGACAAACCATAGATAAACATGAAATCTTTGACCCCTTTACATACGGAATGAGGCAATTAAATGATAAAGGAATACCATGCTTCAAATATATAGTTTCAGCAAAGTCAGACCCCGAAATGGTATATAGAGGCGTAATGACAATGATAAAAGATTACTGAGGAATAAAGATGTATCAAAACCAATTAATAGGACAGAACGCACCGCAACAGTTTAACCCCACTTTAACGCCATTACAACAGGCTAGGGCTAGTGGGGCTGTTGTAGAATATAAGTTTACTGAAATTAAACCAAAAAAACAACTCAAAGAACTTACTAAAGTTTTAACTGCTGAACCTAAGAAGTTTTTAGGAATTAAATATAGTAAGAAATTCAATCTAAAAGATAGATGTGTTGTTTGTGGAATGCATCATGTTTGGGAACAAGGAGATTACTTAAGACCGCCAATTCCTTTAGATGGTGTAATTAAGGGTAGACCTCTTTTGGGAACATACTGTCCTAAACATTCCGCTATGTATATGCAATTAGAGATGCTTCAACAACAAATACTGGCTGATAAACATGGACTAGAGTTTAAACGATTTGTTCCTAAAATGCCAAAGATGATGAAAACTGGGCCAATTACTGAATTAACCAAAAAAGATGTAATTGCTCTTACTGCAAGCGGTTGGTTTATTAAGCCACCCGCTTTAGCAGATAACAGGACGGCAACCCAAGAAGTCATTCAACTAATAACTGAAATTAACATAATGACTGACAGATTAGGACATTTGATGTTAAAGCACCAAATAGAAGCCGTTAATGATGAACCCGAAGAAAAACAAATTAAGGAGGAATAATCATGGGAATATTAGGAACAAGTAACGGAACAGTTTTAGGTGCAGTTCAACAACAGGGCGACCAAAATTTTAAATCAATGAACAACTTATTATCTTTACAAGATAATCATGTAGAAGAATTTTTTCAATATCATGGTGAACACTTTTTAGCCGCCCTTGAAAAACTAATGGAAGATGTTATTGAGCGTGTTGTTTCACAAATGCTCGCAAAACTTTCTTTTGATACTAGCGGTTCATCAATTACTATCAATAGAGATGCTTTGAGAGAATACGAAAGAATTACTCAAGAAAACATTGATTTAGACTTACAAAACCTATTACAATCAGCAATCAATACAGAAGTCGTTAATCAACGAAAGATGGCGAAGCAACAATACTTAGAATCTCAAGGGTTTGGTGGCGCACCATCGGCAGGTATGGCGATTGCTGGAATAACGGGTCAAACTCAACAATATAACCAAATGCAGGGTGCTATGAATAATGGTTCAGGTTATCCTGTTCCTCCAAGCGGAACAGACGGATATGGCCGTCCTTATTGGATTGATGCTCAAGGACAAATGAGTTATGAACCACCGCAAAGCGGATTACATTTAGGTTCAGCAATACAAAAAACTGCTGCATGGGCAAAATGGTTAATGTGAGGTGAATTGGTTGGTTTCTTTTCTTTGGGGTAATTTAACAATTGAATTACCATCTAGTGCTGATAGAATCAAAGAACAGATGCTAAAATTTATCCAAGAAGAAAATGTTGAATTTATTTCTTATTTAGGGTTAGCATTAGAAGACCTTGAACAAAACAATAAAGACACTCAACCTTTACTTGATGCTTTTCAAGATATTTTTGAGGACATTAGTAATGATGAACTCATGCCTCTAATTAGAGGACATGATGATGGAGAAGGAGCAATTAAGAACTTTACAACTAGTAAAGTAAGAAATAAAGTAATTACTAACCAAGAGAATATTGATTTTCTTGAGGGGTTAAAAGTAAGTGATTTATCTGATTCCGATGCTTTAAACAGACTAAGAGGATTTGGTGCATTAAAGTTTGGGCAATCATTTGAGAACTTACCTGAATTTGACATAGAGAAATATGTTAAAGATGCTTTTACTGATGAAGACTATGGAGTAAATGCTACTTTAACATTTGATAAAGTTCCATTTAATCCCGACAAAGACCCTGCTATGCAACCGACTAGATTTAGTTATGGTAAAGAAAACATTGTATTTCAATCACCATATGACGAAGAAGATATTATTGAATCTAAAAAGAATCATTTAATTGATGAAAGCGGTCAAACTCCTGACTTTAGACCTTCTAAATCTAAATCTTTTCCTCCTAGAATAACAAAGACTATGAGAATTGATATACCTGAAAAGGTTATTAAGGCTCTAAAAGATAGTGCTAAAATATCTGTTATTCCTGTTAAAGAAAAAACCGATAACAATAACAATGTAGTTGATTTCACTTCTACTGGTTCAGAAGAAGAATTAGACCATCAAGAATTTATAGAACTGGGTATTGCTGGTCTTGCAGATAGAACAGAACTTATGCAAGAATTTAATGTTTTTACATTAAAAAACAAAGGATTAGTTCAAGTTGTTGGAGAAAAAGCCACCAAAGGAGATAATAGAGTTAGTCTTCCCGAATCAAATTTAAAGGCTATTGAGGAAGCATTTTTACCTATGTTAAAAACAATTGAAGAAAAACTTTCTCCAATGCTTTCTGACCCTATGAAGGCTCTCACTTACAAAGGAGAAGTTAATTTTAAGACAGAAACTACTGTAAATAATTCATTAACTCGTAAAGTAGAAAAGTTTCTTGAAGGTGATAGAACTTGGAAAGCAGGTAGAGATGAAGAAGGAAATGAACAATTTGTTGAATCTATTGAAATATTAGTGGATGGTAAATATAGACAAGCATCAGTTGAAGACATGATGAAACTTGAAGGAGAAGCATGGACTAATAAAGATACAAAGGAGAAAATTAGTAATAGTGCGTATATGTCTTTACAAAATGATGAAAAGATGGCATATATTCCTAATTATTATGTTATTGGTTTAGATAGTGTAGCAAGAACTCCTAGTAATGAAATTTCAACAACACATAAAACAATTCGTGAATATAGATTAAAGGATGCTCCCGAAGATGCTTATGCTGAAAAAGCAGAAAAAATAGAATATTATACACCAAAAAGAAACGCTGATGGAAAATCTATAATAGAAACAGATAAAAATTTAAGCCCTGAAGAAGCGGAAGAATTGAAAGAGTCTATTGAAGAAAGAAGACAGTTATTTTTAAGTGAAGTAGACGCAAAAGGAAAGAAAAAATCCGAAGCGCAGATTAAAAGCGACAAAGCGAGTGCTGAAAAATTATATTCTTTTGAACGAAGATATAACCCTGAATTACAAGAAGGCAGTAGATTTACTGGGCAATATATTGACAAAGGAGAATATGATAGACTTCAAGCCATGAAAGGCAACGAAGATGATTATTTACCTGCAAGAAAAGTTGTTATTAGTGCTAAAAGGTTTAAATCAAATAGAGAATCTTTTGGTGCTTATGAGCCTGTTTATGATGAAAGAGAATTAGACCCCGAAGATGAAGCAGATGCTAAAGAATTAAGGGCTAGAGAATTACGCAGTAAAAGAGAAGCAAGACCACCGAGAAGGGGGGCTACTATTGATAAGCCTGATAAGTTTGGAAAAGTTACTGATAAAGCATTAGCCGTAGTAACTGGTGCAGGGGTTCAAATAAATCCTTTAGTTTATTATGCTAATATATCAGATGCTTTTGACCCTGTTATTATGCATATTGAAATGGTAATATACAATCATGGGGAGTTCATTTTAAGTCCTATGCAAAGAAGAAGAAATGATGAAATGGTAAATGTCATTGAAGACTTAAAAGAAAACCTATCAGTATTAAAAGAAAAGATAGGTGAGTAAAATGGGAACAACAATTTCTCCAAGTGATTTTACAGAAATCAACCCTAATTATACTCAGGGTCGTGGTTTCTATACAAATGCAACAGAAGTCGCTAATTTATTACAAATACCTGCTTTTAGTGGCACTACTTATCCTACTACTGCTCAAGTGGGTTCTATAATTAAAAGAGTAGAAGGTATCGTGGATGATAAAGTAAAGCGTTCCTTTAGACCTATTATTACAAAAGATGAATACCATAACTTTGAATTTACAAGAGGCCCAAATAATCATTATTATGGTGGTTATGTTGGTTTCATTCAATTAAAACAAATGAAAGTTCGTAAGATTGTTTCACTTCAATTGTGGCAAGGAAGCCACTATGAAGAAATTGCATCAGCACAGGCTAAAGTTCTTTTACAAGATAACTTTAGAGATTTGAATTCTATTATTTTACAACTACCAGATAGCGGAGTATCTTTTACTCTATTATCGGAAAACGATATTGCACAACTAGGGAACGATGAGTTCTGTAATACCTTTGGAGTAAAGACTACTTCGGCTGAAATTGTTTCATTAATAAATGAGCAATTTCCTTCAACTTCACAATATACTGGTGCAAGTGCAGTAAAAACCCTCACTTCTTCTAATCTCTCTATTTCAGACTTTTTCTATGCCTCAAAGGACAAGTCAAATGGCAAGCAAATTAACATCTCATCCCTACTTTTGAGCGATGACGGCTCGGATTGTGTTCTCAAGGCAACAATAAAACAGTCATGTTCAACAATAAACAGTTCTACTGCTCTTACTGTGGCTGATTCAACTAAATTAGCCGTAGGTATGACAATTACAGGAACAGGTATTACAGGAACAATTACTATCGCTTCTATTACAGATGCAACAAATGTTGTATTAAGCGCACCTGCTTCTGCTACTGGGACAAATGATTTAATATTCACTACTGACGCTTCTATTCCTACTGTTTGTAATTTGACTGCATTTACAGATAAAGAAGACTTGAAAAGACTTGGTTCTTATTGGACAATAAATGAAGAAGGTAGAATCTTCTTTTTGAGAGATTATCCATACCATACTAATAACTCAATTATTGTTTCTTATATTGCGGGAGACAATAGAGTTCCGTCTGCTATTCACGAAGCAACTACTAAATTAGTTGCATCTGAAATTATAAGAATGGATGACCAAAGTGTTTTGATTGCAGAAACAGGCGGAAATATTACTGCAAAAGAAAAGTATGATATTCTTCGTAAAGAGGCTATGGATATTTTAAAAGGCAAAGGCGATTTGGTTTATTTCTTGGATTGATTTTTATGGCAATTAAAGTTGATTTATCTAAATTCCATGAATTAATAAAAATTGAAAAAGAAAGACAATTGGCTATGAAAGAATTATCAGAAGTATTAGGATATGATGTTTCTTTTAGTGATGAAGAAGTTATTAAAAACGCTACTGAAGCATATTCAAGATATATTGAAAAAGAGATTAATGAGGAGGTATTACTATTGATGAAGTCACTTTACTCATAGATTTGATTACAAATAATTGGTCTTCTAATGCTACGGCTTTAGTCACAGATGGAACAATTAGTGCTACTCACGCAGTCACTCCTGATGTTATTGATATTAGAACAATGGCAGTTAATAAAGGAAAGCGTGTTGATTTAAGTAGAACACCTGCAACAATAGTAGTATTTGAAGATTCGCAGTCAATTGAATATCCTTCTGCTTCTTACGATTATAGGAATGAAACCTACACATTTACCCTACACATACGAGTATTACATGATGAAAGAGGCGGAGAAGATGCCTCACAGGGCATGGATAGGCTAAGGGCTATATACCTGATACTGCGTAGGACTCTTGAAAGCAAAAGGCATGGCTATACTGCTAGTGATGGTTCTAAATTTAGACAATTAATTTTAGGAGCAAGAAGCGAAAGTAATGACCGAGCAAAGAGGCTTTTCGGATATAAAGTCACAATAGAAGCAAAAAGATTTGCATTAAGTATTCCCTCGTAAGTAAGTAAGGAAAGGGGAGTTTTAGCATGGTAAATAACGAAATATTTTTAGGAAGCGGAGCAAGCACGACATTTATTCCAGAACAGGATATATTTATTCCTGTTGATGGAACGGGTGGCGGAATAACAACAACTGTATTAACACCTGATACGGCATTTTCAGATGTTTTTAAGTTAGTTCCGAATATTTATATTGGAAGCACTATTGATATTTATAATGCAGGAACATTAATTTCAAGTCATTCTGTTGGTTCAAATACAACAGGGACTATTACTCTTTCAACTACTTATTCTGGAAGTGGTCATACTCATGCTCTATTAAGGGCTTATGGTTCTCCTTCACCTCATCCTGAAGTAAGTGGTAGACAATGTTTATTGGCTGATAATTGGTTAGGTTTGATGGAATCTGTAACTTTCCCTAATCTAAGTCAAGAAATTAAACAGATGAATCTTGGTCTTGGTGGAACAAGAAACTTCTCTTTCCAATATAAAGGAATTAGAACTGCTGATAACGGTTCTCTTGCTTTAGTCGCAAATACAGGTTCATGGCTTTATTACGCTTTTGGTGCTATGGACGCTATTACTTTTGGTAGGAAAACACATCAAACAATTACTTATCCTGCGGGAAATGCACCTCCAACTGGAACAGCAGATGCAATCTATATTGAAGGAACAAATGCAAATTCAACTGATGGTGTGGCAATAGTTACTGAAACTGGCCCACACTTTTATAGAACAGTAAAAGGCGGAACAACTATTGTTCCTCCTGTTGATTTTACTATTTTCCCTGAAACTAATGCAAATAATCAAACTGTGGACTTTGATACTGACGGAAGACCGAAAAATATTCAATACACAATTAAAGAACTTAATACTGACCAACTTCCTTCATTCAGCCTTGAACAATCAATGGCTAAAGACCCCGCAAGTTTAACGACTGATTCAACTTCAAGTCTTGATGAATCTAATAACTTTGTTAGAATCGCAAGAGGTTGCCGAGTCAATTCATTAACTATTGAAGCATCCGAAGGTGAAGAATTAAAAATGAACATGGATTTGAATGCAAGATTAGTTGATAGTATTACTGATTTATACAGGTCTGCTAGTGTTTCACCATCGGATTATGTTTCAAGAGCAGGTCAAACAGACAATGCTAATCTATTTAACTTTAATGCGGGAACAGACCATGCTTCGCCATTCTTTTTCTCTCAAGGAACATTTAGCGCATTTGGGCAACAATTCTTGAAAGTTAATTCAGTAAGTATTGCTATTAACAATAACTTACTAGATAAGAGATATATGGGCGGTCATAGAGATATGAAAGAGGGTATTCCTGCACAACGCTCATATGAAATTACTTTTGAAGCAGTAGTAACTGATGATATGTTATTCAAAGAAATGCTTAATGAAACAGAAAACACTACGGCTAATCGTGTAACTTTTACTTTTACAAAGCCTGACACAAGCGAAAGTATTACTTTAGAATTTAAAGATTATTTCCTTGATACAACTGAAATTACTATTCCTGATGATAAAGGGCCAGTAACTTTTAGTTCCACTATTAAGCCAAGAAATCTACATTCTTGCGTAGTAGTTACCGATTATGTCCTTTTGGGGTGATTAAGATGAGTTATACAAAAAATGAAAAGAGAGCCTATGTTCTTAGATTAAAAGAAGAAGCGGAAGCAAAGCAGAAAAAGCCCGCAAAGAAATCAAAAGCACAAGAGGAAGTTCCTAAAGAAGAAGAAACTACTGAGTAATATTCCACCAACACCGTTTGTTTGTTTGTTGGTTAGAAGGTGGAGAATATGTTAAACGATAAAAAAGTTATTAAAGATAAAAGCGTATTATTTGCGCTTACTGAGCCGACGCTACATTATGTTAAAGTAGCACCCGAAAGTGATGAATACCTAAAAGTCTGGGTTAAAGAACCTACATGGCTTGAGGTTGATAAGGCTATGAATAGTCTTATGAAGATTGATGCCAAAACACAAAGCATGGATATTGATTTAAATTCTATGTTTAGATACATGGTTGAAAATTTTGTCGCTAAAACTGAGCCTCATCTTAGTGTTGTTGATATTCTCCGATTAACTCCTTATGTGGGTAATCAATTAAAAGAAATCCTCCCGAATCCTCTTGATTCAGCGTCGGGGGATGAAGAAAAAAACGAAGAATGAAGCGTGTATTGAGGGGAGGTAAAGCCGAACCCAAAGACGCTTCGTTAATCGTTGTATATACATTAGCGAAAGCATTAGCAATAAGTCCACTTGAAATATACAAAATGCCAGCAAGTTTAGTCCAAGATTTATTATGTGTTCATACGGCCTTTTTACAATTAGAAGCAGAAGAAATGGATAAGCAAATGAAAAAACAAAAGTGATTCATATGTCAGAAATTGCTACACTTAATACTTCAATATTAGGTTTAGGTGGAAACATTGAAAAACTAATTAACAGTTTAAGTAGTTATGAATCTAACATTAAATCGGCTAATAAGGCAACCGAAGATATAACTAAATTACAAAAAAGATTAGGTATTGCTACAAGAGATGGTGAAAAATTATTTGATAAGGCTGGCGTAAGAGTAAATGAATATGGACAGCAAATAACAAAAGTAGGAGAAGTAATGGGAGGGTTCAATAAAAGAACCGCTATTCTTAATTCAACTATTGCTAAATTTACTAAAGAGGGTAAAGCAGTTCCTTTTCTTAAAGGATTAAATGTTTACTTAAAACAGGGTGGAAATACTCTTGAATATTTTGCAGAATTTTTATCCTCATCAAGAGAAGAATTAACTGTATTTGGTTTAGAAGCAGCAAAAGCCCGTAAAGTTATGTATGGGTTTTTACCGCCTGGAGCATTTAGATTACTAAATAAATTCTCATCTTCTTTCCAATTTTTAGGAGGAACATTTAGAAAAATCAAAGATGGCGGAAAAGGCGTAAGAGAGGAAATAGAAAAATTAGAAGGAATAATTGCGTCGGGTGAAGTTGAAAAAGGAACAGAACAGTTTGATAAATTAAACGAAATGCTTGATGAATTAAGAAGTGAATCTGAGCCAAACTTCATTACTTCTTCTCTTAAAGGATTTAAGAAAATTGCTAATTTTATGAAAAAGCCTTTGGTTAGTAGAATAGAAGTAGACATGAAAGAGGCAAGAAAAATTCTAAAGAAAAATTCTTTTTCTAACATATTTTTTACTAAGGGACAATTCAAGAAAAGAGCAAGCCATGAATTTAAACAATTAAAATCTCCATTTAAAAAAGCAAAGAAGTTATTTGCGAAGAATTTTTTGCTCAATTTAACTCCTGCTAAAAAACAACAAATTAAGCAATTAAAAGATGCTGTTAAATTAGCAAAGAAATTTGATATTAGTAAGGTATCAACAGTTGATGTTAAGAAAAAACAAAAAGATTTAGGAGCAGCGCAAGGAATTAAAGACGATAATGTTGTTGCTTTACAAACCTCCTTTACTAATTTGGGCGATGAAATTATAGCAGCCGATAAGAAACTTAGAAAAATTCAAAAATCAATAGATGGTGGTAATGTTGGTGCTTGGTCTAAAAGAAACAAAGCACAAATAGAATTAAACGAACTATTGGATAAAGAAGAAGCAATACAAAGAGAATTAATTGATGCTAAAACAGACTATTCTAACAAATTAGAAGCAGCAATTAGTTTTGCTGATACACAGACTGCTATGGTGGAAGAAAATGCACAATTGATTATTGATAGTGAACAAAAAATAGACTCAATCAGAACTAAAGGCTTACAAGGGTATAGAAAAAGATTAGTAGATTTAAAAGGGGCTTATGAAGAAAATAGAGAAGCCTTCAAAAAAGGATTTAATAATGCAGAAGAAATACAAAAAATTAATGATGCAATAGAAAAAAATAAAGATAAAGTAGCAGAAGTTTCCAATGCATATGAAGATTCTAAACAAATTTTAGATTCAATGATAGAAATGCGAAATTCAGGTTTATTTGGTATTGACGATACTGCAATAGAAGAAGCATTCCAAACAATGATTAAGGCAGAAGAAGAAATGAATAAGGCACTAGAAGTGCGTGAAACATTACAAGAAGGATTAAACATACAGTCTATAAAATCTAAAGGTATTAAAAACCTTAAAGATGAAATTAAATTACAGAAGCAAACCATCAAAGTTGCTAAAGAAAGACTCGCTGGTGCAGAAAAAATAATTAATGCTAGTAATAAACAAATCAAACAATCTGAAAAAGCCAAAGATAAGATTATTAAAGATTATGAAGCAAGAATCGCTGCTGCGGAAAGTATTCCTGAACAAATAAGATTATCTAATGAAATGGATGCTGAACTGCAAAAAGAAGATGATAAGATAGATGCTGCCACAAAAGATAAAAATCAAGCAATTAAAAATCAAGAAGCAGCAGTTTCCGAAATTGATGAAGGACAAGTAGAATTAGAAGGTTCTCAAGAGCAATTAACCGTATTACAAGAACTAAAGGAAGAAGCCACTAAAAAACTACTTGAAAAATTCCCAGCATTAGGATTTGTGTTTAAGATATTTAAGGGTCTTAAAGCATTTCCTGGAGCAATAATGAATATATTAAGGGCTGCTGGTAAATATTTCTTATTTGTATCTCTTGCAATTATAGGTGCTTTAATTATTATCAAAAAGATATTGCCTGCAATTAAAGATGTTTGGTCTAATATAATTGATACTGTTGCTCCTCTATTTGAAATAGTTATGGCAGGAGCATCAATCTTCTTTGAAGGATTTATGAAAGTATTTGGTGCTTTCTTTGGTGATGGTTCAATAAGTGAAGCAATAGACGGATTAATTGAAATGGGTCTAGGACTACTGATAATGGCCGTAGGTCTTGCTTTAACTGGATTAAGTATAGCATTAATGCTAGTTTGGGAATTAACTAAAGTATTATGGGATAAAACAGTTAATTATATTTATGGAATGCTTACAGATGGTAAAAAGTTCTTGAAAAGAATAGGTGTAGTTATTGCTGTTATAGGAGTAATTGTTGCCTTAATCATGGGTGCGCCAGTTTGGTTAGCAGTTGTAATTGGAGTTGTTCTTTGGAAAGCAACAAAACCAGTTATTAAAATGTTTAAGTGGCTTGCTGATAAATTAAATCCTTCTAAATGGTTTGGTGGCGGTAAAGCAAAGGGTGGTATAACGGATGGAAGAATGAATTTAGTTGGAGAAGAAGGCCCAGAATTAGTTCAATTACCGAAAGGTTCTACTGTTTTCTCTAATAGCCAGTCTAAAAAGATGGTCGGTGGACAAACAAATAATACTGTTAATAATAATCATACTCATAACTACAACATTGTAGTCAATGCAAAAGATACCTCTAAGGCAGAAATGAGAAAAGTTGCCAATGAAATAGGTAAAATGCTAAATACTCAAATTTTAAGAAATAGTAGGTTTTGATATAAATGCCGATAGATGTAAATAACCCTGACCATTATGTTTACTTGAAAACTAATGCGTTTGATGCAGTTAATGGTAATCAAGTAGATACTATACCATTAAAAGTAGCGACAATTGGAATTAGCGTTAGTAGAACAGTTCCCGCTATACCTATCCCATTATCAAGTATTGCTAGGGGAGAATCAGAAACAGTCGCTATTGATTTAGGAATGGCAAGTAAAGAAATTACTATTAATGGTGTTATTACAAGCGGAACAATAAGAAGAAGCCACACTACAACAGGAACAACTCCTGAAAATCAAGTAGCGACTTCAGTTAATATGACTGCAATAGAAATGGCTCAATTAATTGCTTCTGGAGTAGATTCATCAGGTTTAGCCAAATATCAAAACTTTAATGAACTAGTTATTTTATATGAATCTAATATAAATGAAAACTATATTGAAAGAGGTAGTCCTGAAAGAATTCCTTTTACTTTTGCTTCTAGGGGAAATGCTCTACAACTAGATAACTCAAGAGTTGCATTACCGAGCAATTTTCCTACTTCACAAACTTCAACAGGATTAAGTGGTTTTATTTCACAATTTAGTTTTAATATTGATGCTGAATCTCCCGAAGATGTAACTTTTGATATGAGTTTTACAGTTGCTCGTATTTTCCCATGAAGGTGATATTATGTATGATATTTTTATTGGTAAACAAAAAAGTATTGTTTTTCCAATAATGTGTAATTCTCATCTTTTAATTAGTTATAGTGAGAATATCCCTGACATAAATGCGACTCCAAGCGACACAACTGATGATATTCCTTATGGCTTATGGGGGCTTGAAGGCTCTTTTACCTTTGAAGCAATCATCACACCCTATGACATAAATGGCATGGGAAATGCAGGGCTGAGAGGCCGTTCTGCGCTACAAACAGGAGAGAGAATCATGCCACAAGGGGGAGCAGGTAAATTGAGCGAGGAATACCTGCCAGTCGCAAATAGATACGGGCATGAAATGTGTTTATTCCATAATGATAACTTTAGAATAACTTTAGTTAATGCAACAACAAATAACAACAATCAACCTGCTGAATATAAAATTAAAGTTTATTTAACAATTGGCTCTACTCAAGAAACATTCTTGAGTGATGTAGTAATTAGCCCTAGTTCCAGCAGGGTGTGGAAATATGGAGATGCCCATACTAATTACAACTATTCGGGCTTTGACGCTAATGATAGAATAATTTATGATAGTGTAGGTTCATTAACTAGTGGTTATACTAGTGGAACTACTCTTAATTTAGATACTCATTCAACTAGGACTCATGCAGATACTTATTATTCAAGTCAAAGACTATATATTAGAGATGGTTTTACTTATACTTCAATAGGAACAGTAGATACTGTTGGTGGTTCTTCTGTTGTTTTAAATAGTGCTTATGGAGCGACTATTCCTAATGGAACTGAAATATATGTAGAAACACTTAAAGAACCAACTTATGTTGATAATATGCATCATATTGCAGTTTCATTCAATGGAACTAAAAATACAATTCTTATGTTTTATAACAGACAATTAGTATTTAGTGGAGAACATACTAAAAAGTCATCTTTTAGTTTTGCACGAACTAATTGTTTATTAGGACAGATTTCTGAAACAGATAGCGGGGCTTCTGCAAATAAACAGTTTATGGGTGAAATACATGAGTTATCTATTGAAAGAGGAGCAAAACAAGAAATAACTTTTACTAATTCTTTGTTTCCTGAAATAGATGAAACTTTACTTTATTTAAGATTTGAAGAGGTGGATTTATGACACTTACAGTTGGTGGTTTAGTTACTTCTTATAATAGCCCTGCTGATGCTAATTATGATACTCCTACTAATCCTTTATTGACCTTTAGTGGCGCAACTGTGGATAGAAGATTTATTGCTATTCATCAAGACGGATATGGTAGTGACCCTGTAATAGATGAGCCTATTTTGGGAGCAGGGCTATTAACAGAATACTCTAATTTACATAATACTGACGGTTTTACTATAAGATGTTTTGATAATCAAAGTTCAACGGGTATCAATCTAAGCACAATAGATTTAGCCAATCATAATTACTATGTTTTAATTCATTCAGATGATGAAAATAAATATCATTTTGCTAAAATTACTGAAAAATTGAGTGCTGATATTTCAGGAGATATGTTTAAATTTAGCCCAAGATTGGGTAATGAAATAGCGAAAAATACTAAGTTTATGGTATTCAAAGAAACTAATCCTGTTGGGAATATAGTTGCCATAGCCTGTGGGCTTAGAATAGAAGATAGAAAAATAGTTGTCGCTCGTCCTATGTTTTACTTTTTTGAAGATAAATTAGATAAAAAAGGAGAATTAAACCATAATGAAAAGTATTTTATTAGAAGCCAAACGGCAAGTTCGGGAGCACAAGTTACTTTAAATAATGCCGATAAAACTACTTTTGTAACTATTTCTGATTATAGGAATAAGATTATTGATTATAGTAAGTTCGCTATGAAAGTTAAATTAGTGGATAGATTAAAACTAAAGGATGACCCTGATACTGCAACAAGTAATGAAAGCACTCTTTTAGGTTCTACCTATACTACATTAACAAATTATAGCAGTTGTTTTATTAATGCAAGAAGAGATACTGATGATAATTCGGCTTCGTTAGTTTTAAGCGGTAATAAAAGATATGTATATTATAACGATTCTCCTGAAGTTAATAATCATATGCCTTTAGTTTATGAATGTCATATTAAAGATACTTTTGATGTTAAATCAGGATTTTCTAGCATAGAATTAATTGATTCATCTAAGTCATTATCTAGTAAAGTATTTGACACAGATAGATTAAAAGTTACTCAAAAACTATCGGAAGAAGACTTAAATGAATGGGTTGAAGTTGCTGAACTAAATGCTTATAATACTGTTTTTGGAAATCATATTTATACTCTTACAGATACAAAATATCCTAATCCATATTTAATGTTTGGTGCAGGAATAGAAGTTAAAATTAATAATAGAATTTGGATTTGTCAAGGGAGTGGTGCGGGAGCATTTGCTATATATGATAGAAGTAGAGCATTAACAGGCTCTTTATTTGATACTTCTGTCCATCCAAATACTTTAGCAACAGCATTAGATAAAAAGGTTTATAGAAGAAGATTAAACCATACAGATAAATCAATATTAACTGATACTTTATTCTCTTCACATAAAGTAAATAAAATGAATGCTATTATGATTTCAAATGAATATAAAAATTATTATTCTCCTATTTCATCTATGCCAACGGATTTAACTGACGATGACTTTTCTTTAAGTTTATCTTTTACTACTAATACCTCAATAGATGGAATAGAATATTTACAAGGAACTTTTGCATTAAACCATGAAGTTTTCTTTGGTGAAGTTGAACAAATTGAAAAGAAGATAAATAATTCAATGAGTGTATTTACAATAGAAGGAAGAAACACTTTATCTAAATTAGTGGATATTTCTTTAGATAAAAATACAAAGTTTGCTTCAGATATTATACAGACTAGTGAAAGCCCTCATAATAAATTAACAAATGTAGGACAAACTGCTTCTTGGAATTTTGATAGTGAAACTATTACTTTTGGTGCTAATGTGACTCTTTCCGCAAATGCTCATCTTTGGGGAAATGATGGGTATATAGGACAATTAAATAATAGTGGAGTTGCTAATTCTACTACTGGAACATTATTGGAAAAACCATTGACTAAAGGAACAACTGCTGTAATTTATTATGAAAGCACTAAATACTATCCTTTATCTAAAGCAGGTGGAGCAAACAAAGAAATAACTTCAGTTTCTAGTTTATCAGGAACTAGTGATAAAGGATTTCATTTCACAGCAGGTAATTCATTTACTGGCAATACTTTGACTTTAACCGAAGGTTCTCCTTTAGTGGGAACTTCTAATGACACAAATCCTTTAGGCGTAGGATATAACATAGATGTAGTTGAGTCAGTTGATGAAGATTTACCTTTCTTATTAGACATAAATGGTTTTAGTTCTGATACTGTTAATGCTTTGATGGATTTTGAAGTTTTAACGGTTAAAGATAATAATGATATAAAAATAGTTAAGTTAGCACCATATATTCCTTTAACTTTAGGAAGAGAAGAATTAAATGAAGTTGATACTAGCGATTCTGGTTTTACAGATTTAGGACTTATTAATGAATCTGGAGCAGTTAATCAAGTTACTTTATTAACTAGCGACATAAATCAAACCAAAAGAACTCGTTTATTTAATTTAAAAATTGGCGACCCTCTTTATATTGATGGAGTGTTCGTTGGAAGATTTTTAGGGTATAGTTCTCGCCTTGATACTAATGGCGGAAGTTATATTGCATATAATTCAGAAGTTTTTATTGATAGAAATATTCCTGCGGGTCAAGCACAAACAAGAATGCTGCAAACTTCTAATGGTAAAAAGAATAGATTTTTACATTTAACTAATGGAGCGCATCTTCATTCTAATCAAATGATTAATTTAATTGGGCCAAATAGATTACCAGTAAATTATGAAATAGATTCTTCTTTTTATTCTGCTAGTGTTCCGACAGGAGAAGATAGTTATTCGCAGAAGTTTGGTGCTTCTATTCATAAAGTATTTAATTTAGAAAAAGGAGAAATTGGATTTAAAAAAGATTATTTAGTTTTAGAAAGTAGTGAAGGTAAAGGAAGAATACAGCCTTATTATGAAGGAAGTATTTTTAAGTATTTAGCACAAACTTACAAAGGAAGTCCGTTTGTTTCGGGTGGATTAAGTCTTACATCTAAAACAGGAACAGTTGGAAATATCCACACTCCATTAGAACAAAGAGGATTTGAACCGATAACAGGTTCAAATTATATTGATAGAAAATTTATATCAAGTAATGTTTCTTGGAATAGATTATTTCCTTATATTCCTTCTTCTGGGTATTTTGGAGTTCTATCAACACCAAGCGTAAGTAATCCAATTGATAATGCTATTATGCATAAAGATAAATTATATCACCCTGATGCAAAAGCACCAAGATTATTCTTATATGGAACTACCGATAAAAGACTTTATACCTCAGATAGAAAGGATAGTCTATTATCTTCTTCATCAATAAGTCTTGAGAGTTATGGGCTTCTTTCTATAAATAGTCCGAGAACCGTTAATTCTTCTGTAAATAAAACTAATGTAGTAGGAGAAACTTCAAGAGTAAGTAATTTAGACCAAGACTATGCTCAATCTAGTATTATTAGTAGTAGTAAGGATTTATCTAGTTTAAAGCGATTCGGCTTAATGAGATTAACTGATGTAGTGATGGATTTTGCATTTAATATAATCAATGCAGAATTTGATGTTTCTTCAAGTAAAGTTGTTGAAAGTTTTCCTATGTTAGCAACAGAAACAACAGTAGTAAAAGGAGGCGGAAGCAATAGAACAATTATTACTCATGATTTTAACCAAGACATTATCTTTAATGCAAGTATTGATAATGTAGACCAATTTGATGTTTTATTTGATAAAACAACAGGATATGTTATTGGAACTGTTGCTTCAGTTACAACAACAACAGTAAGTAATGATACTATTGTAATTTCTGGAGTTGCGGCTGGAAATGCTACAAGACATGATGGTTATGTTCCTGCTGGACAAGAAGTAGGATTAATTAAAAAATACTGGCTAAATCCGACACCAACTAGATTTTTAGGAGATATAGTAAAGGTTGTTGGAAGAGGTGAACAAGAAACTATATTATTCCCTGTGAATACTGCATTAGCAAATAATTCTAAAGGAAACGATATTCATATGTTAAAGGGTGTTTTTGCTGGAGAAGATTCTCCTTCTGATTGGATAGCCCATTATCGCCATGAAGCAGACGGAAATAATAATTCTGCTGCAAATACAACAACAAGAAGGGCTTTAAGAAAAGGAACTAATCATGGAATTATGTCTGTAATTTTACCAATCGGTTTTCAAGGTCTTTCTTTTCTTCACCCAACCGATATTGGATTTGGAACAAGACCCGATGGTTTTATCCAATATAATACTTCAATTGGAGCAGGTTCAACGGCTTTTGATGAATTTGATACATTTGATGTTACAAAGAGAACAACTAATTTAGAGCAATCAGAATTTATTTCTTTCTTGAATGGTCTTGATTTAGGAGAGGGAAGCAATACTTCTAATAATCACTTAAGAGATTTATTAAAAGCAGTTAATCTCAAACCCATGTCAAGTGAAGGAAATGATAATTCAAAGCAAGGGCAAACTTCTCCTTTCTTAAATAAAGCAACATTAGGAGCAGTATTTAAGAGTTTTAATTCTACTGATAGTAATGGGAATATGTTAGTTTATCCTGCTTATACTACAACTGAAGAATATGGAATTAGTAATACCGATGTTGCGGGGGTTTATCTAGGATTTAAACCTCACCTTAAATTATCTTCTGTTTCAAATGATAGTGTTAAAGGAATAAAAGGAACAACTCTATATAAAAATTCATTTACTACGACAGAATCCACAAGAATTATTAAAAATTTAGATTTAACTGGTTGTTATTTAGTTCCAGCAGAAGAAGGAACATTTTATGATGGTGAAGGAACAACTAACTCTTCATCAGTAGCAAGTAATCATCAATTAACACCCGAAGATAATAAAATTATATATGTTGTTTCACATGAATATGATATAAGTAATACTGGAACTGATGATAAGTGTGTATTATTAACAGATGAAGGCCTAGAAGTAAATAAAATGTATAAAATTATGCAACCAAATCCTATATGTTTTTGGGATAAATCCCCTAAAAAAATAAGATTAAATACTTTAAGTTCAGAATACACTAAATCTATGGATAAAGACGAAATGCTAAGTCCTCCTTCCGCATGGGAACAAAAACCAACAACAGTAGGAACAAGAGAAAATAAATCTAATTCCGAAGGAGTCCAGTCTATGTATGTAATAGTAGACATGGACAATCTTAGCGGAGAAAATAATACTATTGTAAAAACAAAAGCAGGGCTTAATAATGTCTTAACAGGAATTAAAGGTGAATTCAATATTAGTGATGGAAATAATAACATAGTTGTTTCTATGAAATCTGAAATAATTGATGATGATATCGGTAAATATTTAGAAATATCTAGTATGAGAAAAATAGATGGAGTTGCTTCTGTTTCAGAAACATTTGAATTGACAGTTAATGGAGATATTACAAACGATGCAAATAGAGCATTAATAGGAACAACTATTGACATATCAAAAGAAGTAGAAAATACAATAGAAGAACTATTAATAGAAAATGATATTGATTTTGTTCTCACTAAAGAAAATTATTCTATCTTTACTAGTCCTAACTTTCAAGGAACTAGTTTATTTAATATAGTAAAATACTTATTGAGCCTAAAAAACAAAAAAATGGTAGATGTTTCAGGAACAATTCAGATAGTTTCCGAAGATGATTCCGCTTATATTTCAAAATACTATTTTACAGATGATGATATTGTTGAAATAGAAGTAGAAAAATCTAAATTTGGCTATGCTAATGATATTACTTTGTATGGAAATAAACATAAAGCAGTTAGAAAATCTCCAAGAGAAATCAAAAAAAGAGGAAAAAAATCATTAAATATATTTGATGAAAAATTAACCACGCAGGAATCTGTTGATGACGAAGCATCTCGTTTATTGGCTATTCATTCTTCTATTAATAATGTAGTTTCATTTGATGTAGAGTCTTCAAAAGTTAAAACTATAACAGTAGGGGATATTGTAGAATTAGAATCTAAAGCAGCAGGTTTAGAAAGATTTAGATATTTAGTTTTAGAAATGACTCATTCTTTTGCAGGTAAAATTAATTTTAAAGTAGGCAGATATATTGAAGGCTTAGAAGATACCTTGACTAAACTAATTACGGATAGTAAAGATACTAAATCTTATTTAAGAAATCAAGAATTCAATGTAAATGATAGTGCTTTTGATTTCTTTGATGAAGTTAATATAAAAGAAATGCATCTTCTTATTAGAAAAAGACACCAAAGCGGTTCTTCACTTGGCTTTACGACAACTCTAAATACGAACACCAACCCACTAGGATTTTCGGGTGGAGTAATCACAATCACTAAATTAATTGAGGAAGATTTATGATAACTGATAAAATGAAAGAACTATTGACTGATTATGCTAAAACCCTAATCAAAGGCGGAAGTTTTCATGGCGCATCAATAAGCGCAGGTTCAGCAAAGGTTGGTTTAGGAGGTAATTCTACTTCACCTGCTGCAATAGGTATTGATGTAGATACTGGAGCAGGAACTAGCATAAGTGCTGAAAAAACAACAACTAATGTTTTACAATTATTTGTTGAAGTTTTAGGCTCAAATATTCAAGGAGAAGTTATTAGAGAAATGGGAGTTTTTGATAGCGCAGGAAATTTATTAACACGAATAAATTTTGATGGAGTTGGCCCATTTAGCACAACAGAAAGACTACAAATATATTTAACATTAGAGGTGGAATAAAATGAGTAAAACATTAAATAACCCAAAAGCATTTGGACGACAAGACGAAGCAGAAAATCCTGCGATAACTGCGCCTCAATTAACAGATGGTGCTGACTTTCCCCATACTGGATTACTTAAAACATTAAATCAAGGAGTTATAGGTAATTATGCTACTAGTGGCTTTAATGCTTCTAGTGTAAATACTACACAGGCTACATTTGCTAATGGTGTAGTTTTTAGGCAAGGAAAAAAAATAGATGTTACTGGTTCAACAGTCACTATTGGAACAAGTTATACTAATGGTTATCATTTGTTAGTTAATGCTACTGGAACAACTAATTTAACGCTTAGAAGTCCAACTGCTGCTGATTTAGTGCCTCCTTATACAGCAGATGATGTAATTATTGCAGTTTTAGTTCATACTGGTAATGACCCTATGCAAATACAATTTCTTACTTTTAATAAAACTGAAAACTCTCTTAGTATTGCTCACGATAATTCATCCGCTACATATACAGAAGCAGCGACAATTCAAGTTAGTGGAACAGGAGTGGATATTACTTCTAGTCATGCACATTTAACTATTCAAAATACTGTTGCTGATGGAGAAATAAGAATTAAGGGAAAGAAATCTGCTGGGCCAACAATTATTGATGCAGTTACTTTTGATATGGATGATGAAGTAGCAATATTTGGCGGGGCTATTACATCAGTTGGTTCGGTTACTGCTCAATCTAAAGTATTAACAAAAAATACTATTACAAATAATGCAAATAATAGAATACTAACTGCAACGGCAGTAGCAGATGAACATAATGCAGAAGCGAATGCTACTTTTGATGGTTCTACTTTGGCTATTAATGGCGCAATTACTGGAACAACTCTTACTACATCTGGTTTAATTACAACTACTGGAAATAACATTACTGCACCAAGCGGTTCTGTTTCAGCCGTTTCTATTGGTGCTGGACAAGGAGGAATCTCTAATGGAGGTAAATACACCCAATCACAGCAATTAGCGGCTGATGCTTTAGGTGGACATGGTATTACTACTCACGGTCATGTTGGTGTATTAGAAGCATTAACTCCTGCTAATCTAATTGATTGTTCTAAAGAACACTATTATGTTGGTTTAGATACTCAAACAGATGCTACACACGCTAATGGTGTAGCAGAAAGTCCAACAGGTGCAACTGGTGAATTTCAATTATTAACAGTAGCAAATGAAACAAATAGAGTAGCAGGGAATCTTACTAGTCATATTTATCCCGTTGATACTGTATTTGGCGGTAATACTTTCTTTATTGGTATTCAAAGACCTGAAACCCACATAGCAAAAACTATTAGTATTACCAATATTACTGCGTATGGAATGTATGTTTTAGTTGGAAATGAAGGGGCTGGCGACCCTTCTCAATATGCAGAAAGAAGAAGAATAAACGGCGGAGTCTGGAATTCAACTCATGTAACTGGGTCGCTTAAACATATAGGAAATACTCGGTGTGTTAATATGAGTAAAATCTTATGTGGGGCATCTGCTTTTTATTCTCATTTAACTATGGCAGGTGGAGATTTGGATGCAATTCTTGTAAAACCAAGAGAAACAATTACTATTTCTGCTTTAGAGATAACAGCCGAAACTCCTGGAACTCACCAACAAGATGTATTTAATCAACAAGGTTTATGGAATTTCCCAACTGGGCCAGCAGGAGTAACTGGAATGTGGTTTTTAAAGAGCGTTACGAGTTCTGCTGGTTTTGCTAATGTATCGGTATTAGCAAACTCATTTGTTCATATACCTGTTTGGATGACAGGAACTACTTTCATATGTGTAGGAACTAATAATATAATGTTGCCTTCTCATCCACCAATAGGAACACAATACTCCTTTTTAGTTAAAACAGGAACAGCAAACCTTGATAGAATCACTTTAGGCGGTAGTGAAGCACATATGGCTAGTTCTTTTGCTGCTAGTTTAATGTCTGCACAAGATGAATTTTATGAATTATCTGCTTCTGCTACGACTGCACCAATAGCAATAGCAGCAGGAAATGGTAAAACAGTTATTTATACTGGCGATAGAAACTGGGAAGTTATTGGGTGATTAAATGGATAATCCTTTGTTTCTTGTCACTAAAGGCTTAAAGGCTAAAAAGAAGCGTTTAGGCGGTGGAGGTGGAGGTGCATTACCTCCAATAAGCCCATTTGCTATTCTAGGTAAAGCCCATTATTCAAACATTACAAATAGTGGATTAACACAACCTAACTGTTCATTTGGTTTAGATAATTTTAATACAGGCCAAGCCATACAAGATATAAATGGCACTACTATTAGTCATTACGAAGTAAGAGATTATATTACAGGAACATTAAGAGGAATTTCTTTTGATAGCCCTTATCCTTTTGGGAATCCTGCTTTAAACATAACATTACCCATAAGTTGTCGTAATATTGATATGCATTTAGAGCCAGATGTTGCGATTTATAACCCGACAGGGTTAGCAATAGGTAGTGTTGATTATACAATTAGTGTGGTAGTTGATTTACATAATTTAGTTGCACAAGGGTTTATACAAGTTAGTTCTCCAACGGTTCAAGGTAATCAACCGCCTATGTTTCAAACCAATTTTGCAGGTAATCCAATAGAACTTCTTTTTAATTCTAATATGGTTGGTGGACTTCCGCATCCTATTAACTCAGGAGAATTAATATTTCAGATTACTGCAACTGTTGTAACTAAAGCAGGAAATGTTAATTTAACAACAGGTAACCCTGCTAATGCTGCTGAAACAACTAAACAATCGTTTTATTTAGATTTTATAGTTCAATAAATCCGAACAAATTTCCACTCAGGGTCAAAAAACCAAAAAAAAAGTTGAGGGGCTATTGCCCCCCAACAGTCTTTTCAGACCATATGCCTTTACAAGACCTACATTCCCACAATTTTACTTGCTCGGTAGAACCTACATAAAAGCCTAGTAGTCTTTTTGCTACTGTATATTCATTACAGTAGACACATTTTTGTTTTAATCCCATGTCATCACTTAATGTTCTTATCTTCGCCCATTAAACGCTTCATGTATTCTTCAACACTTTCATCAGTAACCGAAGTTCCACCGAAAGCAGCAAAAAATAGAAGCATTAAGATGACGAGAAATACAAACAAGCCGAACCATTCCCAACCAGTCATTACCATTTCACCTCCAAATCTAAATGTTCTCCCTTTTCCATAGAAAAGGCTTTTACTATTCCATTATTCTGTCCATATTGCCATAAGTCATAGACTAATTGCGTGTCTTTCATACAATAATCAACTACTTCATCAAACTTACCCATTTTCCATAATTTAGGTGCGTCAGCACTATCCATCAATTTAGCATCATTCATTGTGCATTTAACTAAATTTTTCAATTGAAAACGCTCTCCATGTTCTTTAAGAAGAATCTTAGAAGTATCAATGTATTGTTTTTCATTAATGTATTTATTAATGCAAAAAATATCCATAGAATCTCTTAGAATAGGTAAATCAAAAGCAGCGATATTATGTCCTAAAAGAAGTCCTCCCTTTTGAAAGTGGTCATCTAAATCATACTTGAGTTCTCTAAGTGATTTAACAACATGACCGCTTTTAGCAAAGGAATTAACAGGTTCATCTACATAAACTGTGCCGTTATTTCCATCCCAAGTAGCAACAGTTGATACTTGAAACATATGAGTATTTCCAAATCCACCAATGTCATAAGACATATTTTTGGTTTCAATGTCAATTGCTAAAATTGACATTATTATTCCCCTGCATTAGACCAAAGTTTGGAAATCTTTTCTTCTTCTTTGTTAATTTTAGGTTCTTCATCTATGTCAGTTCTTCTCTTTAAGAAACAAACAATCTGTTTATTTGCTACAATGAGTTGTGAACAACATTCCCAACCATCATCACCATAAGTATTTAATGTATCAATAATTACTTTTGGCCCTTTACTTACTTCAAAAACTAAATATGTGTTTTCCCATTTCATTCTTCATCACCTTTTGCTAATCTAATATACTTGGAACGACTAATATACATTTCTTCAAATCTATGTTTTACATTTTCAAAATGTCTGTATATCTGCGCTTGAGATTTCTTTGCCTTGTCTTTAATTGCTTTAAAATATAATGACTTATTGACATATCCTTCTTCATCTTTCTCCATGTTCTTGTAAACATTAATAAAGACTGATTCAAGCGAGTTTTCAGCAATACTATGTCGCTTCACCCGTAGGCTTCGCTCTAGCCAATCAACCAATGTCATATAACATTGTCGGACAATAGTTGCTGCTTGGCGAACATTATGCCCCGAAACATTGAATCTTTGGCTTTTATCTTTGATTGATGGAGCAGAAGCAACACTACAAAGAACAGACATTTTAATTAGAATTTTAAGCAAACGGGTAGTAAAATTTGATGCAATTTCCGCAACCTCGCCTCTTGTGTTCCAAAGATAGTTGTTCATGTTTTGATACTCTAATTTCAATACATCATTAAAATCAGGTGAATAAGACATAACATTGAGAGCATTACCGCCCACATCGTTAAACCGTTCTTCAACTAATTCATAAATCTTGAATAGAGCATTTGCGAATCTATCAACTGGTTGATTAACTTCTTCTAATGTTCCTGCCTTATCAATCTGTTCTAACCTCATTTTATGCTGAATAAACTTAGGAACTTCCCAAACATACAAAAGCATTCTTTGAAGCACACCTTTTTCAGCCATTACTTCATTTAGATTATTTGGAGGATAAGTCATAGCAATTACTGAACGCTCACAAAAGCACTCCATAATCTTATTATCATAGGAACTTAGAGCCTTTGATATTTTCCAAGATTCTCCTGCTAATGTATTCATTAATGTATTCAAATAAACAATAGCCTTATCTTGATGCTGACTTTGCTTAAAGATACCAGAATATTCAAATTCATCCCAATGTGCCAATCCGCTTCCTTCTAACAAACCTGCGTTTCTTTTAGGTTTCATTTCACCAGTCCACTTTTCTTCAAAAGTTTCCTCATTAGTTTCCATTACTTTTTCTTCTCCCCAACCACCAATCAATACAGAATCAGTATAATCAGTTACTCCGAAAGTATCAAAATTTCTTGCCATAATATCATCAACATACTCATTATCTGAATTAGTATGCAAAGAAGGATGTGTTCCCTTAGCATTAATTAATTCAAATGTTTTATTAGCAACTGGCCCAACAAAATTCCATAATGTTGATTTCCCCGTTCCGCTAGTTTGAACCCAACAAAAATGCACTCTTGAGTCTTCAATGCTTCTTCCATTTGGTATTCTAATAAAGTCTTTTGTTATCTGTCCTAAGATATTAAAGAAAGAAATAGCGGCAGGAATATCATTATAGTGTGATACTTCTACTGCTGATGCTTGAAACTCTCTTACAATTGCAGGTAGGGCTTCACTAAACGCAATTGCATTTTCTTCCAATGCGTCCATATATTCGTCTTCAATATCTCCATCATAGAGGTCTTCGTTAAATTCATCGTTATTCATATTTTCACCTTCTCTTCTGAGTTTAATGTGGAGATTATTCTTTTGGCTAAGGTTTCTCCGATACCTTCTATGGCTTGTAATTCAAATACTGAACACTCGCCAATTTCCATAATAGAGCCGAATTGTTTTATTAATTGTTTTGCTTTTTTAATTGATACTCCTTTGACGCTACTTAATAGGTCAATTCTCATATCATCTGTTGTTATTCTTTTAAATATCTGTGGTGCTATTGTTTCTCTTGTTAATGGTTTCATTTTACTTATTGCTGTTATAATCAAGGATGCTTCTTCTTCTGTTTGAACCCAAAAAGGTTTTACATCAGTATCTAAGACAATTCTCCCTATTGCTCCTAAGAACTTATTATTTAATCTAATGCTTCTTGTTCCTATTGGCATATTACTGGGAGAGTGTTCAATTACATTCATAATTGCTTCTTGCATATCGCCATAAATAATGACAACATTTGTTTGATAGTGTCTATCCATATTATCTATTTGAGTCCACAATCTTTTAGATAATACTGAACCTAAAAAGTCCGTTGCTGATTTTGCTTCAAAACAAACATCATCAAAAACATAATCGCCTATTTCAAGCCACTTAACTTCATATTCAATTTTAAGTGCTTTTGCTTTTTGCACAACGAGTTTAGAAAGTTTTGAATTTTCTCTTGAATCAATTATTAGCATTTGAATACCTCCAACATTTACCTACACAAAATCCTTCGCTAATGAGTCTATCACAATGAGGTGTATTGTAGTTATTATAGACTGTAAAACGAGAATGCTTTTGAGTTTCATTTTTATCCCAATCAAGCCATACTGAATCGGAATCAGCAA